AGTCACCCCTGAGACCGGAGCAGTCACCACTGAGACCGGAGCAGTTACCACTGAGACCGGAGCAGTTACCCCTGAGACCGGAGCAGTTACCCCTGAGACCGGAGCAGTTACCCCTGAGATCGGAGCAGTCACCCCTGAGACCGGAGCAGTCACCCCTGAGACCGGAGCAGTCACCACTGAGACCGGAGCAGTTACCCCTGAGACCGGAGCAGTCACCACTGAGATCGGAGCAGTCACCCCTGAGATCGGAGCAGTCACCCCTGAGATCGGAGCAGTCACCCCTGAGATCGGAGCAGTCACCCCTGAGACCGGAGCAGTCACCCCTGAGACCGGAGCAGTCACCCCTGAGACCGGAGCAGTCACCACTGAGACCGGAGACGCTACCACTGAGACCGGAGCAGTCACCACTGAGATCGGAGCAGTCACCACTGAGACCGGAGCTTACTCCTTCTACGCGCTCACCATCTATAAAATGATACAACTCTGAAACCTGCTTTGTCAGTACTTTTTTCATCGGACGCCTCCTAGTATGTATTTGTTAAGACTTTAACACACCTTCTCTGTTTGTCAAGCGTTTAAATTTAAGATCTTTATTCCGGAGCAGCCGCTCCGGTGCACTCCTCACACACATAATCCTCAATCCCATCGTTCCACACCATGAACCCATTACATTTCTCGCACTCAGGGTGGTCAGGCTTATAATAATCTGGTGATTCCTGTGCGTCGTACGCTCTCTGGCACTCACTTAATGATGGCATCTCATACGCTCCTGGAGAGATTCTCTTTAATCACATGCCTCAAGAAATAATGATCCTCGTCCCCCTCGATGGCGAACCTGCCACGGTACAAGGCACGTACCATTACGTCCTTTCCGCAAACATGCTCCTCGTGCCTCCGAGGGAAGTACTTACCAGCACCTAAGTGTATCTCATCGTCACATGTAACGTAGTACTTAGGGTTGGACGCCAAGAGCTCCACCCAAGTGTAGCACCGAACTACATCACCAATTAGTAATGATCTTTTAGCCATCTACCACCACCTCCTCAAATGAAAGCAACGCCGCGCCCCACTCTTTCTCGTTCTTCGGCGTGAATGTGTCCTCTGCAAACTCGGTGAGATCCTTGACTCTGGACTCCCATTTATCTACGATGTGCTCCGCGTCCCTCTGCATCCGGCGAGTTTCCTCTGTTGTAGAGGCGGCGTACTCCTTTGTCCCTCGCACATTGTCAGCGAACCCCAAGGAGTCCGCGGAGGCCCGCGCCCTGCTCATGTTGACGCGCTTGAGCCTCAGCTCTGAGTTATTATAAAGCTCCGCCGTTTCTTCCACCGCTGTCTTGACCACCCAGTTGGCTGCTATATGCGCAGCGCGTTCCGCCAAGAACTTGATAGGGCTCTTAATGAACGGGATCTGCTCTAGCAGTGACAATGCATAATATCTTCGGGTCTTGGAGTGGTAGATGTAGTTCGGGGCTCGCAGGGATAAATTATACTTGCTACTGATCGCGGTTCTTGCATTGCGTACATCTTGGAGCGTGAGCTGCACCGCTGCCAAGTCTCTGCGGGAACTGAAGTTCATATACCCACGAGCAGTCACCTCGCCCAACGTAGCAGCATTGCCCAAAGGAGTAACGCATAGGCGTTGTCTGCGGTTCCAAGAGAATAGCGCGTCACGCAGATTCTTGGTGGTGATACCACACCGGGTGGCGTAATCCTTGCGCTCGCTTGGGCTGAACAAGGCTACCTTGGATAACTCCTCGTCAGAGTATCTACGACGCATATCACCAGACCCAGGTGTCTTCATGTGGTAGCGAATAGTGTTGGCTGTAACCCCGAACTCTCTAGCGAGAGCGTCTATAATAAGACCATCGCCCACAGTCATCTCTTTTTGGAGCGCTTTGAACCTGTCCAAAATCAACCGCTTCTTGTTGTCGTCCCTGTTTCGGCCCATTGAGTAGACCCCCTTGTTTTGATGCTGAATTGTACCAATAAACACGATAAAGTCAAGCGTTTATTTTTAGTATAGCGTAAGGTGAGCATAAAATTTTTGACATGGGAGGTTGTTGTATCTAAATACGACGCGGTGTTGTAGCTATATTTATGATAATCATCGTGCAATTTTGTGTCGTGCTAGGAGGCAGTACTATGTATTTGGTGTTATGTGTTGTAATATCGACGTGTTACGAATCGACGTGTTCGTATTTCATAGAGATAGAGCTAAGTTAGTCAAAATACAATAGACCACAAAAACTAAACAACCGTCGAGTTGTAGAAACGTGGCGAGGAAGGGCGTCGCGGTTTGCTTCGTATTTTACGTAACTCGTCGGTTGTTTAGTTTATATGGTCATCTATAATTTAGCATACTACTCATTATTAATAGATATACTAAACATAACATACTAAATTCTAGCTACTTACGTGGCTGTTCTCTGACACACGATGGCTAAAGCACGATGATACTACGAACTACTTTTTAGCGTAAGTTACTGGTTTGATTCAATAGCACTGTTTTTTGGTGGCTACTTCAATAAAAATAAAGCTCATAATTCTTAGTTCTACGACGCTAGGCTTAACCCAGAGGGTCACATCCTACGTAACTCACCAGAATCAATAAATAAATTATATTTATTTATTTGACAAACAGACGATTCCGGGTATACTTAGATCAAATAAAAAACCACGAGGAGGTGTTCAAAATGAAACTTAGAAAACATACCGATTACAGTCTAGAGATCGATGAGGAAACGTTTCCGCTTCCGTTCGATCCAGAAGGAGACCCAGCGCACGTTTATGTTGCCGCCAACGGTTTAAAAGCAGTGCTGGCCTTCCTGGTGCAGGACGAGTGCGGCGAAGATCCGTTCGAAATATCAGAAGATGGCGATTTTTACCAGTTTGACCGGTCGTACAAACACGCCACGCCCCGGCCTGACTTTGAAGAGTTTAAAAGGACTGTCAGAGCGAATCCGGGCAGAGTTGTCACGGTTGACGGCGGGAGTCCTGACTATTCAGCGGGCGTGTTATTAACTGCTAAAGATTGCCGCCCCGGCAAACGCGCCGGAGGTAGGACGATCATCGATGGGTATGAGTCCGAAGCGGAGCGCGTCCTGGACGGCTGCCTAGGATATTACATAGTACCCGAGGACGTGACGGACGCGTACAGTTACGCACATGGAGCACTTAAAACATATTCGCAATGGTGCAACGGCGAGGTGTATGGCGTAGTTGTCTGGATATATGAGCGCAGATCGATAGCAGAGCCATGGACCGAACCGGGGCGCGACGAGTGCTGGGGGTACCACGGGTATGATGGTTATACGGCGGAGGAGCTGGAGAGAATCTTTATAGAGCAGAGCACGCCGGACGAGGAGCATACCAGATGCTAACTGGCATATTCTTACTATCATGGATCATAGTAGCGGCATACCACACAATAACAGGAGAACTATAACATGAGACAACGCCACGTATTCCCAGCAGCTCAAGTAATCCACCTATGGGCACACCAGAGCCAGGACGACGCCCGGAGCGGTTCAAATGTATCATTCGAGGGTAAATTGCTTTACAGCTATTCAACTGTGATCGCACAGATTGAAGACGACGCAGCAGGCAACCGCTGGGCTTTTTTGTCTGATTCCAGTCTGACACCCACCACCGGAAAGCATGTCAGCACCAGCCGACAGGCAACCCAGCATTTAAACCGGTTTTACACTCCTGCGTTTGCTAACCACTGGCAGAGTTACAGCCGCACACCTGCAGCAATAATACAGGCCGCCATCGACCAGGCAGCCGCCGACCTACAAGACGCATTTAAACCACGTACCAGAGCAACCACAAAAGCAAATGCGATAAACCAGTATAACGCCAGGCGTGACACGATCCAGACAGCACTTGCAGCATTTAATCTACCAGCCGCCGACCTGCCAGGCTTTAACGAAGCAGTGACTAAACAATGGACCGAGGCAGCCGCCAGCCAGCAGAAAGCCGCACGAGAAGCAAAACAGGCCCGCGAAGCCGCACAACGTGCTGATGACCTGGAAGCATACACCACATGGCTAACGACCGGCGCCGGCTATTATCCGACCAGCTACAGAGTGTACGGCACGGATCAAATCGCTATCCGCGCCGGGGAGATACTAACCAGTCAAGGTGCACGTTGCCCGCTGGATCATGCTGTGACAGCTCTTAAATTCTGGTTATCGCGCCAGCAGTACGAGGGTTTACAGCCGTGCGGCACTTGGACACCATACCACACCAACGGCCACAAGATCCCGCTTGGAGTTTTCACGCTCGATGCAATCGACGAACACGGCACGGTCCGTGCCGGTTGCCACACGTTTACAGCTCAAGAGATTGACAGGTTTATAAATCAATGGCGGGAGGTGTTAGGACTATGAACCATAACTACCAGGTGATTGTCGGCAACGTCGGCACGGTGTATGAAGGAACAAACGGATTTACAGCAACGCGAGACTATAACAGTTATGTCGGCATATCAAAAAGAGGTATTGGACGCGCAGGAAATGAGCCTGTAACGATGATAAAAGACGACGAAATACACAAGGAGTACCAACCATGAAAACCACCGTCAGCAGCTATGATTTTCAACAGGCATTTACCGACGCAAACAGAGCCGCCAATTTTACCAGCGCGGCAGAGATTCAGAGATTCATAAATCAATGGAAAGAGGTGCTAGGACTATGAGTTACCCAATTGAAAAGCATAACCACACAATCAACGGCGTAGCGGGTGAGATGGGAACTGTAAGCGAGCCGAAAGACGTTAGAGGCCGACTCGTACACAGGTCTCAGGAATGGAAAAGCGTGTCACGACGTATCAAGGGTTACGGAACAAACGGCACGATGATTGTATCTATCCGTTTCGACGACCGGTGCGGCAACGGTCATCAGTCATTCAGTATCACAGCGTACGTTTATACCGACGAATCCAGGAGACAACGCGACATAGCGGCGGGCGGGTGTATGCACGAGGAGATTGCAAAGAGATTTCCCGAGCTTGCGCCACTTATAAAATGGCATTTAATGGACGCAGACGGGCCGATGCATTATATCGCTAACACACTGTATCACGCAGGAGACCAGGACTGTAATGGACTGCGTAAGGGCGAGACAAGGCAGATTCGAAATGGTAAAACAGGTCTTCTTGCCTGGAAGCCGGAAGCGACGGAGAAGTTAGAGCAGTACGTTGACTCTGCTACATGCCCAGAAGTGCAGGCAGCCACGCGATACGTTCCATGGTTGCGTACTGGAGAGGGTAAAGAGCGTCGACTAGACTACGCTCGGTCCAGCGCGGTATGGCCCGAAGCAACAGACGATCAGTTGTGTCTGCCAAAAGAAGAGCTCAGAACATTACTCGAGGCCCGATCTCCCGCGCTTATCGAAGCATTTAAAGCAGACATGGAGCGTATCGGCATGTTATGGGAGCCGACGCCGTGATCCCTATATTAGCAATCATAGTTGTACTAATTTATGTCTCCAGGAGGTACTAAGACCATGTCACCACGACAAAGAAGAGCCGATGCGCTACACGCGCTTATGTCAGCAGGGTATGCGAACCTCACGAGCAGGAATGAAGAGCTCCAGGAAGGTATAGAAGATCTTATGACCGACCTGTTACACTTCGCAGAGGATAGAAAACTCGATTGCACAGCCATCGTTAGGAAGGTTCAGGAGGAGGTGAGAAGATGTTCAAAACAATGTCAGATAGAGACCTAAGGCGCTGGATAGACAGCACACCACGGGCGGAGCGCGGGTCGTCGGAGTTTGAAGCGGCGTGTTTAGAGTGGAACACAAGGCATAATTGAAGCATTGAGGGGCCAAAACATCGGCCCCTTCTTTTTTTGCGGGCGCCCTCGCTACGCTCGGGATTAAGTAGTCACTACGTGACGATGAATCATTCCAGGCATTATGATTGCACAGTCAGATTTTCTCAGATAACGAATGGGGGCTTCGATGCCCCGCCCCCAGAGGCTACTCATGCGGAGCGTAACACAAGCCCTCTCAGAATCCAAAAGTAAAGAATTTTACACGTAAAATTGCAACCCCAGAGCACCACGCACCGTATGACAAGGGGCGGGGGGTGCAGATCAATGCCTAAAAATACCACCCTCAAAATTTCACACTTGTAAAACATTTGAAACGGTGATATTGTGTACGAAAAAGGAGGAAAGCGTATGACCCAAATAAAGAAGATACGCCTCCAGATGAAGTACTCTATAGGCGAGTTCGCAAAGCTCTTAGGCATCCTGAAACCTACGTACCAAGGGTACGACAGCGGGAACTCAAGAACGCCAGAGAAGCTCCTACGCGAAGCACAGGATGCGCAGAAACGTGACTCAAGGTTCTTCAAAGAACTACCCCTACGAGTGGACGAAGCCCTTGGGCCGAACGGGTGCCCGAACGCAGCCCGTAAGAGTGAGTGGTGAATCAACTCACTTTTACCTTGACACACAGGAATTAATTCACTACCCTCCCCCGCATGGCCTCCTTAGCATTTGAAAATGAAGATCTTGGATTCGGTTACGACGATGCGTTGCTCGCAGAGCATCTCGGTCTCCCAGAGGCTTCTCCGCCTCTGGTATTGGATCTCGTTCCAGTACATGAAAAGCTCTCTCCGTGGCCGGTGCGCCTGCCAATGGAGTTGGCACTCAATCTTCAGACTGAGGAAGAACTGCTCTTTAAATACTCGCTCACACTTAGCCAATATGAGACCCTAAAGCAGTCGGAAGCGTTCCGCCGAGAACTCTCCGCAGCGCAGAAAGTAGTGCGTGATGAGGGGCTCATCTTCAGTAAGAAATGTGAGATGATCGCAGAAGATTGGTTACCAGAACTCGACGGGGCGTTGCACAGCAACATCCCTTTTGCCCAGAAACTGGATGCTTTCAAGATCGTCACGCGCCTTGGCCGGCTTGAGCCGAAGGAAGAAAAGGGCAGCGGACCGGCGAACATGGTGAATATCCAAATAAATCTGTAACCCCTTTGCCGACGAACATCGGCCAGGAGTATGTCATGCCAAGCCCATCAATTGTACGCACCATAACAAACTCCGGCCAACCTCTTGTGGATGCCACCGGCACACCGCTTGCAAATATCCTCATCAAATTCACCCTTACAGATGAGTACGACCAGCCCTCAGATACGTGGGACGCGATCAACCGGGAACGAATAATCACATCCGTAATAACAGCGACCACCAACCAGAATGGTGAGTTCTCTGTCAACCTGTGGCCGAATGATCGTGGTGCGACGTTCACCGTTTACCGGTGCGAGGTAGTGCATAGAAACTTCACCCCGTTCTCAGCAGCACTACTCACCGGGGATCTCACACCCATCTCATGGAGTGAGTTCAATATCCAAGGTACACTGTACCCCCCGATTGACCTTCCGGTCGGGACGTCAGGGTACTCAGGCAAGAGTGGCTTCTCTGGGTACTCCGGCTCCGCGGGAGCCTCCGGGTACTCGGGTTCAGGGGTAAGCGGGTTCTCGGGATACTCTGGGTTCTCAGGTTCAGGTATAAGTGGGTACTCCGGCTTCTCGGGTCTCGACGGTCTCGCTACCGCTTCGGGATACTCCGGCTTCTCCGGAGCCTCCGGGTTCTCTGGTTACTCAGGCACTGGCACCTCAGGGTTCTCTGGTCTCAATGGGGCTTCAGGAGCCTCCGGGTTCTCTGGTATAGGCACTTCTGGGTTCAGTGGGTTCTCCGGGTTCTCAGGCATAGGCACTTCCGGGTTCAGTGGAACCTCCGGGTTCTCTGGGTTCTCCGGCTCCGTAGGAGCCTCGGGTTTCTCCGGCTCAGGTATAAGTGGGTATTCAGGATACTCTGGAGTATCGGGCGCAGGGTACAGCGGCTATTCTGGATTCTCCGGGAAGTCGGGTTACTCGGGGCTCACACCAGTAACAGAGACGTTCGCAGCAGGATCAGTCTCGCTCACAACCGGGACGCTCAACGGTGGGGATCTCACCTCGATACAGACGTACAACGATGGCAACGTCTACGACGTGCAAGAAGTCTCAGGGGTTCCCGGCTTCGATATACGAGTAGACTTCTCTGGGGTAACAGAGCTGAACCAGATCACGTTGAACGTCTGGTACACGGGGTCATCCGCGCATATTGTGGATCTTCAGCTCTATAATAATAGCACAGCAGCGTGGGACACCGTAGGTGTCATACCACCTTCAACAGCTCTTAACGCCGTCATCATACCGGTGCCAGTAGGCACAAACTACATCAGCGGAGGGGCAGTACTTTCGCGCATCTACCACATATCCAGTGGGTTCTCCGGGCACGAGATCTTTGTCGATTACGCCGTTGCACAGAACGCAGTAGGCGCGGGCGGCACCGGTCTCCAAGGGCTTTCGGGGAAATCAGGTTACAGTGGGTATTCCGGGTACTCAGGCTCGGGGGTAAGCGGTTATTCTGGGTACTCAGGAGCAACTGGTGTAGGTACGTCAGGTTTATCTGGGTACTCAGGCTCCGTAGGAGCCTCAGGTATAAGTGGCTACTCCGGGTATTCAGGTTCCGGGATCTCCGGTTACTCAGGTGCAACCGGTGTAGGTACGTCAGGTTTATCTGGATTCTCTGGGTACTCAGGCTCAGGGGTAAGCGGTTATTCTGGGTACTCAGGAGCAACGGGTGCCGGCACATCAGGATATTCCGGGTACTCAGGTTCCGGAATTTCAGGGTACTCTGGGTACTCAGGGCCCACAGGAGTAGCAACATCAGGCTTCTCCGGGTACTCAGGTACGAACGGCGCCGCAGGCACCTCTGGTTACTCCGGCTTCTCAGGTTCTGGATTCTCAGGATTCTCCGGAGCGGTAGGTACATCCGGGTTCTCAGGATGGAGTGGCATATCAGGTTACTCCGGTTACTCCGGTTCCGGTATATCGGGTTACTCAGGATTCTCCGGAGCAGTCGGCGGCGTCTCGCCGGGGTACATCGAGACTGATTATCCGACAGCTACATCGGGCTGGATACCAATTAACTACGCGAACGCGAACGTACAGAGTATCGGGCCGCTGACAGCAAATATTGTACTCGGGTTCCCCGCAGTTTCCTCAGCCTCCGGGGCCAAGTCGCTTACCCTTCTTCTCACTGGGCACGCAACATCAGGGTACACCGTAGGCATCTCCGGAGGAATCGCCGGCAGCGGGGCGACAGATATGTCCGGTTCGGGGTTCTCAGGTAACCCATTTACACCATCGGCGGGTAAGAGAGTTCTTGTAGTTGCAACATCAATCGCAGGTAGCAACTGGCTGTGCAGTCAGGTGTGGAAAGAGGCATAAATGCGGCCTGAAGAGTACCGTTACATGCTGTCAAATAAATATGAGAGAGCCGTCTTCCTTCAGGGAGACGAAGTTCTCCCCCGTGAACGCGCCCGCTACGAGTGGGCGGCCAAGAACCTCACAGGATCTTCTGTCCTTGAGATTGGGTGCTCTACCGGGTATGGCCGGCAGTTCTTGCCAGAGGCCCTTGACTATACAGGCGTGGACCTTGATCGTAAGATCATTGAAGTTGCCAAGGTGAACTTCGAAGCACCAGGTACAAAGTTCCGCTGCTGTGATGTGAACCGCCTGTTCGAGCTATTCCCCAACTACTACGCAGATACCATCATCGCTTTCGAAGTAATCGAGCATCTTGAAAACGGCCTTGAACTCGTAGAGATCCTGAAGGAGCATTGCAATACCTTGCTCGTTTCCTGCCCGTACGACGAGACCCCTGGATTCTGGGGTGAACACCATAAGTTGCACCATCTGACGGTGGCACAGTTTAAAGATGTGAAGACTGAGTATGTCAGCTTCGACGGCCAGATAATTTCTGTACCGGAAGAGGGATGTGGCAAGAACCTCATGCTCCTCAAGTGGCAAAAAGGTGTGGTACTTACGGCGGAGCCTTCGGTTCTCTGCTCTATCTCTACCCGTGGTAGATATGAGACGACTCTGCCCCTTGCCCTGCAAGCAGTTCTTATGCAGACACGACTGCCTGAGAAGTTGATTATCTATGACGATAACGAGGCGGAGACGAGAGTAGATCTCAGAGAACTGCCCCACTACGCTTACCTCCTCCAGATGCTCCAGATGAAGGGCGTTCAGTGGGAGGTGTACTACCCAGATGAGCCAAGAGGGCAGCACTTTAATCATCAGAGGGCGAACCTATCGGGTTATGACTTCGTGTGGCGCATTGACGACGATTGCATGCCGAATCCTGATGTGCTGGAGAAACTTCTTGCGCAGATGGCCGATGGTGTAGGCGCCGTAGGTGGATCTATACTTACCCCGCCGTCAGTACCAACAATAAATGCTACAGGCAAGCTGGAGAACCTGTTCTCCGAACCAAACATCCAGTGGGGCAAAATCAAGGAGACTCAGGAAGTTGAGCATCTCCACTGCTCTTTCTTGTACCGGGCCGGAGTTGCAGATTATAACTTGCTACTCAGTCGTGCGGCTCACCGGGAAGAGACGGACTTCACATGGAAACTCCGATGCTCTGGGTACAAAGTCTTGGTGACTCCCTGCGTCACTTGGCACCTCAAGAACCCCTTTGGCGGAATCAGAGAGAGGGCAAAAGACTTGTTTGCACATGACGAAGCTGTGTTCTCCGAGACCAGTCGGCTCCTCTCATTGGATCTTGGTAAGATCATCGTTCTCGATAACGGCCTCGGTGATCATATTGTAGCCGCAGCGCTACTCCCGGAGCTTAAAGAGAAGTACAGCAAGGTCACTGTTGCCTGCTGCTATCCTGAAGTGTTCGCCGGAGAAGAAGTGATCAACATTAACCAGGCAAAGATGCTTATAGATGTTGAGCAGTGGAACGTCTACCGAAAGATGGCTGAATGGGGCTGGACCGACTCACTGGCAGACGCGTATCGGAGACTTTATTTATGAGTGGACCAGGGTATGAAGGTGTTAGGGGTCAGAGAGGTTATGGTGGGAGAATAGTTATTCAACCGTTCGCTAGAAGGCTCAGAGACGGAAAATATAATGCCAAGAATTACCCCTTCTGGGGTGCCGTGGTAAAATTGTTGGACGAGGCGGGGTATTATGTAACCCAGGTTGGTGTAAAAGATGAAGAGCAACTGGTCCCCGACTTCAGAATAAATGTACCCTACGTAGAACTACAAAAACTCGTGCAGGAGTATGACACCTTCATCTCAGGTGACTCTTTCCTCCAGCACCTAGGATGGTCGACGGGGAAGAAGGGTATAGTTCTGTGGGGAAAATCGGACCCCCTGATCTTCGGGCATCCAGAGAATGTGAACATCCTCAAGAGCCGAGAGAACCTCCGGCCTGATCAGTTCGGAATCTGGGAAGGTGTTAAGTACGATCCTAAAGTATTTGTAGAACCTGAAGTAGTCATGGAGGCGTTATGTACGCTCAAATTATAGATGGTGTGTGGGTACAGGATTGGGATTCAGCCCCTTGTAGTGTGAGTTATCCTGACGGGTTTAGTGTAGGATTCCCTGATGGTGTGAGTGATGAGCTTTATGCTGAGCAGAACATTTTCACTGTAACAATTACTAACATACCTCGTGACGCGTACCATACGTACTCTTTGGCTAAAGATGTTGTGGATGGTAAACCGGTTGGCAGTTATGCTATAACCGATGTGTCAGATACTCAATGGATTGCCCTATTAACACAGGCTGTTCAGAACCAACTTGACTCCGTACCAAGACAAAGAAACTATGATGGGATTCTTTCACTTGCTTCCTATGCAACCAGTTCAAACACAAAATTTGCAGCAGAAGGCAAAGCGGGTGTTGATTGGAGGGATGCTGTCTGGTCAACTTGTTACACCGTAATGTCTGAGGTTAAAGCAGGGGCAAGAGCGAAGCCTACTGAATCCGAACTCCTTGCACTTCTCCCAGCCTTTGTGTGGCCTGTATGATCGCGAATCTTATGAGGATGGTGAAAGCAATAACCGTAGGAACCTCGGCTATTGTAGAAACTTTCACCCCCACTTTTTCATCATTTCCATACACAGGTAGTGCTACTGGTTCAGCCCCTAAAGGGAGTACATGGGCATATGGCCAGAGCGGTGGTGGAAATGGCTCAGCTACTATATCATTAGGAACTGCCGTCGTTGCCAGCGACAACGATGAGGACGGGTATATCACTATTACATTTACAAGCCAGTCTGCCGGAACATTAGATTTCTATTTAGATTACAGCTTCACGCTTGACAGTGCGCCAGGATTCGAAGTCTCTCTAAACGGAGTTAGCAAATATATAAGGGTTACAAATACAAGTGGGCAAATACACGTAACTGGAATTTCATACGCAGCAGGTACAAATGTTTGGAAATTTAATGTTTATGGTGCAGACGACGGTTCAACTGCAATTATTGACAACATTACTTGGACAGCTAACTGATGCTACCGTGCAGGCACACACCAAAAACGGTATAATAGCTGTAACTGGGAGTCACTTTTGTTTCTTAAAAGGTATATCTGGAACCTATTAATAGTAGTTGATTGTGCCATTGACTCAATCCTATTTGGCTCAAGTCCTTTTGAAACAATGAGCAGCCGGTGTTATCGGCATAGAGATTGCTGGCAAGGACGTTACGCAATGTATCTGGTTGACTGGTTGGCATTAAATCTTTTCGGTCAGAAAGACCATTGTATGAAGTCAGCACAGGGTGAGTTATTTTACTTAGGTTATGAACTTATAAAGTGAGGCCACTTATGCCAACTGAGATGACACTCAACGAGCAGATACAGAACATGCTGGATGAGTTACCAGAAACACCGGCGAATGGAGAGCATAGAAAGAATGTGCTCACGAAGCAAGATGCTAGGTGGCTCGCGAATATGATGCTGGTTATTGCATCGCACCATATATGCCACATAGGGCTTAATGACACCCAGGCATCAGCATTGAAGGAGTTACATGCGTCAGACATACGGAGCGTTAAGGCCATGGTAAAAGAGCGCCGAAGAATGTTGGCCCTGATTGGCGCCGCCTTTGTTTCAGTGCTCGCGTGGGTAGGTACGGTAGTACTCAAGTCCACCGACCCTATCTTCTGGGGCAGTCTTTTAAAAAAGATGTTCGGAGTACACTGATGACCGGCTGTGCCGGTTAAAGAGGAGGCGGAATGTTCGGAGAATACAGGTTAATTGCATACGTTATTTTGGGTTCTGTACTACTTGGGATAGGTGGCACCGCCGTTCTATCGTACAACCACTTTGTAAGCAAAGCTGCAACGCAGGAGCAACAGTTAAAATTGCGCGATCAGGTTATCAGCGAGCAGCAGCAGATCGTTGCGGATAAGATACATGAAGCTGAAGTGGCGAAGAAGTATCAGGTCGAGGCAGAACAGCGACGTATTGAGTCAGATAATAAGTTGAAAAAAATAATGTCGATGGAGAGTAAACGTGATGAAAAAGGCAATATTACTTCTGACGATCCTATCCTCGCTTCTCTTAATGGCATGTGCCCCGGTGGTCAAACTGGTGAAGGTACACCCAACGCTACCGCCGGAGCCGCAGTGCAGAAAAGCGGAGATACTGCTGGTGCAGTGGCAGGGACAAAAGACATACTGCCTCAGTAACGATAAATCAGCCAGAAATATTCTGGCAAATTATGAAACACATCGGGCGTGCTTCGCGGAGTACTCGGCCTGGGTGAAAGGGGTTCGTGATGCTGTTGCCAACTGACGAAGAAGTCAAAGGGTGGTTAGTAGGATTGAAGCGGTACTTAATGCCTCTGATCTTCCTACTCATTCCTGTAATACTGGATAAAGGTGATTGGGCACATATTCGAGTGCTGGTGATGTTCCTCAGCATGATTGCAGGTGCTTCTTGGTGCTTCTTCCTACTCCTGTCGGATAAAGCGGGAAAGGGCCTACTACCAGATTTCTCGCTGAAACCTATGCTGGACCGCGCCGAGAGCGAAGCTACTGCCTCGGCCATAGTTGTAGCAGCCTTCTTCATAATGTTCAGTGTCTTCCTGATAGTAGTCTCCTTTTTGGTGGCACCGAGGTGAGACTGCTGCTCCTCACCATACTCCTCGCACTCAGTTCATGTGAACCAGTATTCGCAGGCGATACAGTAATGAACCGTGCAGGGGTGTACCTGCCAACGCTATCCAATGTAATTTTATCATACTGGCCTACAGCTCCGGGGCGCCCTATCATGGCAGGTAAGATTGAGCAGGAATCGTCATGGAAGGAAAAGGCCACACTCAAGACTTCGCGCGAACTCGGTAGAGGCCTAGGGCAAATGACAATTACGTATCGTGCGGACGGCTCTGAAAGGTTCAACATCTACCGAGACGCGGTAAAGATGAAGGTACTAAAAGATTGGAACTGGCGCGATGATCCATACAACGTCAAGTACCAGCTTACTTTTTCGGTACTGACCGATAGGTCAAATTTCAGCACTGTGCGCCCTTACGCTGTCAACGACTACCAGGCGTGGAAGATGGCCCTTGTTTGCTACAACGCAGGCCAAGGGCGCTGGTTATCCAGACGGCACAACGCAAAGACAAAGAGCCTACCCGCCGATCGGTGGGACGATGGGCTCGATCAGGCGTATCCCGCCGGAGAAGCAAAACTGCTGTATGGAAGACCGCTGTACGAGGCGGTCAACGAGTACCCAAGGGTAATATTCAAAAGAGCTGAGAAGTATAGGGGGATGTTATGATAGAAGATCTCATAAAGAAAGTGTTCGCCGACCGGCATGCTGCGCATCTTGCGCATTGGGCCACCGACTCATACTCTGAGCACATGGCTCTCGGTTCGTTCTACGATGACGTAGTAGGGCAGATTGATACCATTGTTGAGGTGTACCAAGGACGCTTCGGGAAGATCAAGAGCGTGACATCCGACGTCACCACCCCAACCGACATTACGAAGCAGCTTCGTGCTACTATGACCTGGTTCACGGCGAATAAGGAGAAGATCGCCAAGGGTTCAGGAGCGGTGAACAATGAGATCGACGCCCTTGAAGGCATCTACGCACAGACTCTTTACAAACTGGAGAACCTATCGTGAGCGAACCTTCGTGCAAGGAATGCGGCAAGTATGCCGCAAAAGAGAAGAAGTGCCCAATAATGTTCGGCACAAAACAAGCGTGGGAGTGGTGTACGGCCTACGTTGAAAAGGTGAAGAAATGACAGTGATCTACGGGTACATCATTTCTACAACCAGAGGTACATCAGCGGAATGGGGTTATTTTAACGGGTATGAGCTTGAGAGGTTTTGGTGATGGCGGGAGAAATCAACTACACACCAAGCGCGACAATTAAAAAATTCATGCTGGACGAATCCTTCTTCCGCGTGATCAAGGGTCCATATGGTTCCGGAAAAACTACAGGGTGTGTTATGGAGGTACTGCGTAGGTGTATTCAAATGCCTAAGGGTCCGGACGGAGTGCGCCGTAGTCGGTGGGTGTTCGCCAGAAATACTAGGTCTCAGTTGAAGGATACGCTGCTTCGTTCAGTGTTCGAACTTCTTCCACAAGGATTGGGGACTTGGAAAGAAGGGGATTTCATCTACACAATTTCTTTCAACGACGTACATGCGGAATGGTTGTTCCGCAGTCTCGACACTCCTGAAGATATTCAACGCCTCTTGAGTTTGCAGCTGAGCGGAATTTTTATCGAGGAATGTCGTGAAATTCCTTTAACGTTGGTACTTGAAGCGCAAACGCGCCTTAGGCGGTATCCGCGTATTCAAGATGTTCCTGAGTATTGGAGTGGGATGATCTGTGCCACCAACCCGCCGGAGATTGACTCTGAATGGTATAGGCTCATGGAGCACCTACCACAAAAAGACGACGAGCCAGACACCATAGTTCCAGTAGCGTTCTTTGCACAGCCCTCAGCCATGTCGCCAGAAGCGGAGAACCTTGAGTACCTGCACAAGGACTACTACACAGACTTGATGAAAGGTAAATCTGAAGATTGGATTAATACCAACATCCATAATATGTACAGTAAGTCTCAGTATGGAAAACCTGTGTATGAAAAATCCTTTCAATACGAGAGGAGGGTGGCAAGAGACCTGAAGATCGACCCCTTTTTGCCGGTAATCATAGGTGTAGACGCGGCACGTAATCCTGCAATGGTGTTCATGCAGCTTGGGCATGATGGCAAACTAAGGAAGCTACGAGAAGCTGTAGGCACAGATATGAGCATGCGAACATTTATACCTACCAAACTTATGCCTGTAATAAAAAACTGCTTTTCCACCAACCCGCTGGTATTCATTGGAGATCCAAGTTGGGTACGAATGGGAGACGGTGATGACAACAGCTCGATGAAAGAGCTGAAGAAGGCGTTTGTCACCGACATGCCCGGTGCAGGGAACTCAGTGAAAATGGCTAAAACCAATGACCCTATAGCGCGGATAAATGCGCTAGATGAGCCTTTCAGAAACATGTGGCCTGATGGAGAACCTGGTGTGCTGTATGACGTTTCTTGTAGGGTGTGTATTGAATCCCTTAGAAGTAAATACCGCTATACGAGGCAGAAGACCGCAGATGGAAAATTCAAGGATGCTCCAGATAAGACTCACCCTTGGTCGGACGTGGTGGACGCAGACCAATATGGAACTTTATTCATCTTGAGCAAGCACTACAACGCATCAGATTACCAGAGAAGTATTGACTTTATGAGCCAAACCGAGCATATACCTGCTCGACGACCTGCTGACTCGTACACAGGTTATTAGGAGGCACACCATGCAAATATCAAAAAATATCTTTGCCAGCTTCGTAGTTGCAGGCAAAAGCACAAATGAAATATTTGAACAGTGGGAATTAGATGCACACACCAGACCGAGGTTCGGCAGAAACTGGTGGTACTGGTGGCCGAGTCTCTGCTCAAATGGTGGTAGATTTCGTTCGTGCGAAAATACCGATATTAATTTTCACTGGCTCTGTTTCTGCATATCTTTTACAGTTTTCTCGTGGTGTTGCCCGGTGGTGAAGGGGGTTCCTCATGCAGGTTCTCGATAAAGATAAATTGCTCCAGCTCGGCACCCGGCTCAAGTCAAAGTTCTCCATGCTGGAGGCAGAACGCCGGCAGCTTGAGATCCAGTGGCTCAAGAACTTGCGGCAGTACAAAGGCATTTATGACCCGGAGGTGAAGATCCCCGAAGGGCGGAGCCGCGTCTACCCGAAGGATACCCACACCAAGATCGTCGGATGGGTGGCGAAGATGATGGAGATGATGTTCCCGGCGCAGGAGAAGAACTGGAGCTTGGGGAGTACCTCGGTGCCAAATATTTCTGAGCAGGATCTGCAGCAGGTGCTTAAGAACCTTCAGGATCAGGCGGTACAGGCGCAGCAGCAAGGTACTCAACCGGGGCAACCACCTGCCCCCTTCGTTCCCCCTACATCCGACGACATTGAGAAAGCAGTCAAGGACTTCGCCGAGCAGCGTGCGCTCAAGATGGAACAGGAGTGCGAAGATCAGCTCTGTGACGAAGGTGTTGACTACCCGGAACTATGCAAGAAGACAATCAGGAGAGCTGGTATCTACGGCTTTGGAGTCATTGAGGGGCCGCTTGTTAAGATGACCCGAGAGCGTGTGTGGGAGCCTGATGCTACGGGTAAATTCGTAGCAATTTCCAGAGACGTACCGAGGCCATACTATGAGACGGTGAAGGCGTGGGATATTTATCCGGACCTCTCCGCGAGGCGGTGGGAAGACCAGGATGGCCTCTTCACGAGAAAGATATTCTCTCGGCACGGCCTGCTCAACCTCGGCAAACGAGATGACTTCTTCGGTGATGTGATCGACGAATACCTCTCAGAACATCAGAAGGGGAATTACCAGTACAGACCATACGAGCCAGAACTCATGGTGGTGAAGCACACAGAGCGTACCCCTCCGGACATGACCCGGCAGTATGAGATCTACCGATGGTATGGGTACATCCCGGCGAAGGATCTTGCTGAGATCGGTGTTGCGGTTCCCGAGTCTGCGATGCAGAAGGATATTCTCTCTGATATATGGCTGCTCGATGGCATCCCGATCAAGGCGGACATGGCGCCGTTCGGAGAGAAGATCTCTGATATGTTTCACGTCTACATCCCGGAAGAGGACGAAGACGGACCGCTGACAGGTACTGCCAAGGTCGAGAATCTGAGGGACTCGCAGCTCAAGATCTGTTCGGTGGATCGCGCCACGATGGATAACATGGCTGAGAGCGCGAGTAGCATCAAGGAAGTGAATAAGGACCTTCTCGCATCTGGGCAAGCTATTGGTGACATCTCTGGGGGCATGACCATACAGCGTACGGGTGACGGCAATGAGGCGAACTACCCTGCGGTGCGGTGCTATGATGTGCCGAATCATACGGAATCCCTGATCAGACTCAGAGATAAATATGTCGAGATCTTCGATCAGGAGAGCAACCTGCCGGCATGGCGCATGGGTAACGCTCAACCGCTTGGGGAGGCGTTCAGGACGACGAACAATATGTCAATGATGCAACAGGGCGGAGACATGGTGACGAAGGACGACGTTCGTGCCTTTGACCGCCTTGTAAAGTCCTTGATTGGTTCCTTGGTTACCTGGAACATGGAGTTTAACCCGAAGAAGGACATCAAGGGTGACTTCGACGTGCAACCACAGGGCAGTATCAGTCTGGTAGCGAAAGAAGTTCGTGGTGCAGCTCTTGACCAGCTCAATGCTTCACTCACTCCGAGGGAACGCGCCATCGTGGACGAACGCAGGATGCTCCTCGACCGTCTGAAATCACGCGACCTCCCGGTTGATTACGTGGCGAGTCCTGACGACTGCAAGAAGATATTTGCCCAGATGGACGAACAGCAGGCACAGCAGGCGCAGCTCGCTACTCAGGAGCAACAGGCCAAGACAGGGAAACTCACCGGCGAGGGCCAGAGAGCTGCGGCTCAGGCTCAGGAGATACTTGCTACACAGAACGCTAAGATCAACGCCCTCGTAGCCAAGGCTACCGAGGCACTTGCAAAAGGGAAAGGGGTAAATGATGCCGGCCAACGAGACTCTCTCAAGCTCTTACTTGAACAGATCGGGCAGACTACCGCCCCTGGGGGATCAGTACCAAACCCAAAGTCTTAGGGGCTGGTGAAACAGCCCCGCAAGGATATGCAGATGGCGGCATGGTTGACTATGACATGGCAGGGTACCAGCAAAAATATGGGCTGCCGGTTATGCGTATGCCCGGGCAACATTTTAGCGATGAGTTCAAATACCCCAACCACATGACGTTCAGCGACCAAAGCAAGTACTCAACTCCTGAGCAGCAAGGTGGTCGGTGGGTGCAGATTCCAGGTTCGGGGATAGCGGGGCTACCAGGGAAGGAGCAGTGGAACTTCTATGCCTCGCCTCATAACTTGGCGCAGCACAGCGCCGAAGAAATGCAACAATATTTTAATACCTATGAGAAGGGGAATAATCTCATTTTACCGGAAGGGGCACAGCAATGACAGACTCACATCTTAGCCGTTCAACAATGCAACAGCGGGAGGAGGAGCTTCGGAAGGAGCTTCAGGAACGTCTGGGGGATCAGCTTCTTGACAAGATGAAGACGTTGCTCATGCTACGGCGGGAGATCCTCAAGGAGAAACTCGCGGAACGTGACGATCCAGATCTGCGTGGAGCCGCTAAGGAGTTAAAGGCTTTACTCAAGAATGTGTTTAAAACTGAGTAACTTTTTGCTTGACAATGTGTTGTTTTTGTACTCTACTCACCCGCAATATGAAAGGAGCAGCTACCGATGCCTACACCTGAAACAGATGATCTGACTAACGCCGTACTTGATGAGTCCTTCGACTCCGCCTTCGATGAGGCCATTAAGCCTGAAGGCGAGAAAACTGAACCTGTCGTCCCAGTTGAAGAGAGTACCATTAAGACGGAGTTGGAAACTCCGGCGGCTCCGGAACCTGTGGTTCCTGAACCTGTAGTCCCTGCTGCTCCTGCGGCACCCGTTGACATCGCCGCCATCGTCAAGGCGGCTCTGGAGGCTTCAAAGCCTGAACCGGTAAAGGTTGAAGACGTAGTAGTCGCACCGACCGCAGAGGAGCTTGCCGCCGAAGAGCAGTACCGCAAGGATTGGCCGGAACATGCCCGGCGTGAAGATCAGTTGAAGAAAGAAGTCGAAGGGCTTAAAACCCTTCTGACGGAAGCCGTAACATCAATCAGAACTCAGATCGCCCCCGTTGTGGAGTCTGTTAATACTTCAGCAGCTACGGCGCACGAACAGGCAATACTGGCAGTACATAAAGACGCCTTCGACATCGCCCCGGCTATCGTTAAGTGGGTGGAGCAGCAACCTACGTATCTTCAACCGGCGTACAAGAACGTACTTGAGAACGGTTCCGCCGCAGATGTAAATGCTTTCCTCACCGCTTTTAAAGCAGCGACAGGCGTGGCAGAGCCTGCGCCACTTGCACAGGTAATACCTGATACACGGCTCCAACGTATGGCAGTAGCCGACACCCGCAGAACCTCGGCAACAGCGGAGCCTGATCCAAATGATTTTGATACAGCCTTCGAGCAAGGTGCGAAGGATCTCAAAGCAGCATAAGAAGGCCGTAAGGCCAAAACCATTGCGGGATAACAACCCGCCAGGAGGTGCCCTATGGGCTCTTTGAACGTTTACGGAGACATCACCCCGCGTACCGCTGGCTACGCAATGCCTGGCTTTTTGATGCGAGCCCTTCCTTACCTGGTCCTTGAGAAGTTTCTGGACATGAAACCCCTGCCGTCGAACTCGACCAAGGTTACCATCTTCCGTCGCTATGAAGCGTTGGAGAAGGCACTGACCCCCCTCGTAGAGGGCGTTACCCCGGTTGGCAAGTCCATGCGGTACACCGACGTTCAGTGTACTCTCCAGCAGTATGGCGATTTCATCCAGCTCACTGATCAGATTCAGGATCTCCACAACGACCCTGTTCTTCAGGAGTACACCACCATCATCGCAGAGCAGACTGCTCAGACCCTTGAGACCCTGCGATACAATGTTCTGAAGGCCGGCACCAACGTCTTCTACGGCAACGGTACTCAGCGTACCGACGTTAATACGGCCCTGACGTTGAATCTCCAGCGCAAGGTTACACGGTCATTCAAACGGCAGAACGTCGGCTACATCACACAGCAGACCGCTTCCACCCCGAACTTCAGCACTGTGTCGGTTCGTGCTGGTTACGTGGGCCTGATCCACCCGGACTGCGAGAACGACGTTCGCGCAATGGCGGGCTTCAAGGATGCCGTTGACTACGGCGCAAAGGTTCCTGTTGATGCTTTCGAAATCGGTGCTGTTGAAGACGTTCGCTACATCCGTTCGACCATCTTCGAGTCTTTCCCCGATGCTGGTGCTGCCAAGAGCAACGGCGTTACCACGATGGTCTCCACATCAGGGACTCTTGGTGACGTCTACCCTGTCCTGTTCCTCGGTGCTCACTGCGCAGCTTCTGTGCCTCTCAAGGGCAAGAACGCAGTTACGGCCCCCATCGTCCGCAACCCCGGCACGATCAGCGACTCCGATAAACTGGGGCAGCGCGGTCATGTTGGCTGGAAGGCATACTTCGGGTGTGTCATTTTGAATCAACTTTTTATGTCGAGGGCAGAAGTAGGGGCCACCGACATCGCGTAACCCCGTAAGGTTACTCAGAAACACATCACCACCCTCACAAGGGGTGGGGCTTTTCCAGTAATACCAACCAAAAATCCCATCATGCAATGGGAACCTCAAAGGAGGTCTATTATGTCTTTCAATCCTCGTGCAATTTGTCTCGGTGATGTCGTAACCGAGGAAGTCCGTAACCTGCTCGGCAACCGCTGCTTTGACACCGCCGGTCTTGTCATCGGTTCCAGCGCCCCCGCTAAGGTCAAGATCGCCAACACCATCAACTACTGCATCGACGGTATCCTGTACACCAAGACTTCCGCCGAGATCGCTCACACGAATCTCGCAGTTCAGGCTGCTGACACCACCAAGTTCTACCTGCTCTCGTTGGACAAGAGTGGCAACGGTCTGATCACTCAGGGCGTTTCAGTCCTGACTGCGACGCTGACGGCGGAGATTGCACGTCTCGTAGCACTTGGTTATTCTTCCACCGATGCTTCGAACATAGCAGAAGGTAAGCTCTGCCCTCTACCAAAACTTGACTCTGCTCAGACCGTCATTGGAGCCATCAAGGTCGTAACCGTCGCAGTCACATTCACTCCTGCTACTGACAGTCAGGCCGCCTCCGGTGTAACCACCACTTACTACAATCTGTCCTGCGTGCCGACTATCGGCCTGCCGGCATAAGGGGGCCGGTCATGGCTTTTAATCCTCGTGCAATCTGCCTTGGCGACATTGCCACCAAGGCGCTACAGAAGATGCTTGGCTACCGGTGCATGAACGCTTCGGGCCTCGTAGCCTTCAGTTCAGTTACCCAGACTGCCACAATCACCTTGGCCGGAACGAAGCATACCGGTGACGTAATCACTGCTACCGTCAATGGTACGGCGTATGCTTACACCACTCTTGTAACCGACGCGGATCTCGCCGCCGTTGCTACCGCGCTCGCAGCAGTCATTGATGCTGATGCGAATGTCGCCGCTTCTGCTACAGGTGCAGTTATCACCATCACCGCTTCAGTCGCTACCGTAGCATTTACCATCTCGGTTGCGGTTACCGGCACCGGGGCTACTACAACTGCTGCTCTGGCGAACACACATAACTCGGTCAAAGAGCTGGAAACTGTAAATACCATCACGTACAGCATCGATGGTACGGTGTATTCCAAGGTTGCCACAACTGCGATCGCTCTTGCGGGTCAGGTACTCCCGGTTTCTTCATACCGCTGGTACACCGTTCAGATCAACGCCGCAGGCACCATCACCACGGTTGCAAACGCGGATAACTCCGCATGGCTGGCACCTCCGAGTGATTTAAATGTGATCATCGGGGCGGTCAAGGTCGTGACAGACGCGACTCATACTTTCACCCCGGCGACCACGGCGCTGAACGCCGCTGGCATCACCACTACGTACTTCGACTTGTCGGTCGTACCGACAGCTGGCTACCCGGCCTAACCCGACTCCGAACAGAGCCCAAGCCACCCCGACAAAATTGGGGTGGCTTTTGGGGTAAAAGCCTTATTTGAAAGGGGTTGATTATGTATATGGACCAGATGATAACGATAGGCAAGGCAACCAACGGGTTCGTAGTAAGTTGCAACGTACCACTCAAGCCTGATGCCAAGAAGTCTGATAAGATGACTATGTGCGGCTCCCCGTCAAGAGACAAGACCTACATTGCCAAGGATGCCAAAGAAGTCGCAGATCTAGTCAACGACATCATGCCCCTCCTCGACCAAGACTTCAAGACTGAGGATGAGTTTGACAAGGCGTTCGATGCTGCATCCAACGACGTTGAGGATGGAGAAGGCAATGAGTGAGATTGACGAGACCCTCGCAGGGCATTATTTTGAAGACTCTGGTGAAGATGTGATCGCAGGTGAACCTGCTCCGGTCGAAGAGGCTGAAGAAGCTCCGGTCGAAGAGGCTGAAGAAGCTCCGGTGGAAGAAGCCCCGGTCGAAGAGGAGGCTCCGGCACCCGAAATCAACATCAATCTCTTCGAAGAAGCGAAGCCCACGACGTTCAGGGTCACGATCCTCGGTCCTCTCGGGCAGATGCTGCCGTACGGCATCAACGGCGTAATGGGGTCCTTGCCTATGGGAGTAGAGATCGAAGTTTCTGAACCAGTTTATCACGCCATCAAAGGCGCAATTAAAAACGAAGAAAGGTAATCACGAAAAATGAATGATCTCAATCTGGACCTTGATTTAGGCCCGACCACCGTTCCGGCAGCGGAACCCTTCTCCAACAAGTTCTACAAAGGAAAAGCAGAGTATGCCGGCCCGTTCTACACCATTCAGATCGCGTTCGTAGAGTACGCTCCTGAGTATGAGGTGATCGGTGTGAACGGCGAAGTACTCCAGATCCAACGTGGTGTGGACGTTCTGAATATCCCGGAAGCATTTATCCAGGTGCTGCGCAATGCCATAGCATCCAGGCAGGTAAAGCGACGGAACCCTGACCAGACCGAGTATTACGAGTGGGTGCCGTATCCTGCTATTCCTTGGCAGTTAGTCGAAGGCCCGTACCAGAAACGTAAAGAGGTGTAATTGTGACACGTACTGAGGCGGTTGAAGAACTTAGAAGAGTGCTCGCAGATGTCATAGGGCCGCGTTATGCGTGGGACACCGACCGGCTAATGCGCCTCTTGTCCATCGGGCAGGATCAGTTCTGCAAAGATACCGGGTTCTTCACCGACTTCAGTACGTACACCCTCGCTACCGAGGCGAACGTAGCATCCTACGCCATTGATCCCCGGATTATTCAGGTTCTTGAAGCGTGGTATGGTGACATCAAGCTCCAGCAGTTCTATCAAGGACAGCGAGTATCTCTCCCGCCCTCACCGGGGCAGCCTATTCAGTGGCAGACTGATCAGCAGACGGGGAAGCTCACCTTCTGGCCTGCGCTCAACGGCGTATATCAGGTCAGTCTCAGAGTGTGGCGCCGGAGTCTCCTCCCCCTGAATCATAAGCGGGGTACGGTCTACGATACTGAGTTCGAACTGCCGGATGATTCGCACCATCTCGCTTGCGTAGAATACGCAGCGTACAAGGCTCTGGGTGACCACGACCGGGAACTGCAAGATCCTGTCAAGGCTCTGGAGCATCTGAACAATTACAAGGTGCTGGCCCGCGAGGGTAAGCGCGACTTCCAGAGGCTTTCCGGTGGTGTAGGTAACGTGGTGCCAAATACGTTGTATGTAGTCTAATCGGGCCAGAGAGGCGCAGGGGCGCAATGAGGTAATTACTATGTCGGAAGCGGTGCTGTTCAAAAAATGTCTGGGCTTGAACGACACCGTAGCCTTCGCATCGCAGAAGATGCTGACTGATCCTCGTGATGAGCACGCAGGTGAGGCTGAACTGATTGACAGTTTGAACCTCACCACCACACCTGATGGTTGCCTTGAGAAGATCCCGAAGTTCACTACGGTACTGACGCACTCCGCTCCCATCACTTCGCTCTCCTCCGGAGAGCGTCTTATTTTTCAAGACGCTGTGGATACTCGTGAGTGGGACGGAACGAATAACATCCAGCTCATGCCTCTGGTCGGCGGATCGGTCTGCCACACCAACATCGATGTCAGAGTCTCGAACAGTAATTCTAAGATCTACAAGAGCCTGAACTCAGCGCCTACCATGCAGGAAGCTCTGATCGGCAGTCTGACGGCGATACCTCCTACATCCAAGACCTTTGCCAAGATGCCGCCATACGCGCAGGCGTTCGTCTATAACGCCAAGATGTACGCAGTCAATGCCGCAGACCCACGGTTCCTCCAGCACTCAGAGGACTACCTCTACGACGTGTACAATCTGGCCGACAACTTCTATGGTCACGTAGACCCAATTATCAATGCCGGCGCGATATACTCTGAGAAGCCTGGTGACTCAGGGTGCATCCTCTGTATGCACAATGAGGGGGTAACCCTCTACGACGGCTCTGGGCCTTCTGACTTCACCACCAAGTTCTACTCCTGCCACCCGTACAAAGAGACGATGTTCTCCGGGTTCATCAGCAAGGCGTATGGCTACGGCCACATATTTCTCTGCGCTGACGGCATCTTCTTTATTGACCCCTCGGGCAATGTGACGAATCTCACACTTAATACTCTGCAGCATATTGACACGCTGAACGACTCCTACTATGATGCCGTGGTGCAAGAGGGCAAGTATCTCGCCTTTGGCAATAAGGTCTGCATCGAGTATGACTTCAGGACCAAGACTGCTCTGAAACGGGAGCCTTTCGCCTGTGTCGGGGCTACGACGTGGAACAACGTCAATTACTTCGCAACAGGCAACACGCTCGTTACGCCGAGCACTCAGCCTGACACTGACTCGTACGCCATGATGGTCCTGCCGTTCAACAACCTCGGTGCCCAGGGTGCGAAGATCTTCGATGCCTTCTACTTTACCGGCATAATTGAGGGCGAAGTCCTGATCACCGTGTCTGATAATGCTTCGAATACCGGAGATCCTGTAGAGGCATGGTCGGTGCCGATTTCATCGGTTGGAAGAGTCTCTCGGATGAGGATGAAGACCCCACGGGTGCGTACGGGCAATCATGTGTCGATCAAGATTGAGTGCTTCTCGGGGCAGTTTCGTATCGAAGAACTCAGAGCCAGCTTCGTCGGCTCTCAAAGGAGTAGATAATGGCTTGGAATCCTCTGCCCGCAACATGGTTCACCGGTTTAACCCACGGGGGCACGACCTGCCTCACAACTGATATGGTGGTGCCGATAGCCTCTTTCCCTGAACTCCAGGCATCCGAGATCGACGCATCAACGGGCGACGTCAGGAAGATGCTCTATGCCATCTGTGAACAGGCATGGCAACGCTGGAACGCTCTGGTGTCGGGTGACCGGCCAACTAAGATGGTGCTCACGAAGAGCTCGTCGGTAGATGCCACAAGCGGCCTCGTCACCAACGTCTACACTTTCACGTTCAAGAACAGCATCACCGCGCAGGATGTCGCGTCTGAGCCGTAAGATGTCGGTACTGCCTACACCGATACTCCGCGAAGCGGATGCTGATAAGAACAAGTACCGTGGCTTTGCCATGGCGCAACTTGCTATTCTGCGTGAGCAGATGAGGCTCGGTGGTCTGAAGATCGGTAACAGGATCGTAAGCGCTCCTGATGGGGCCGTCATCACATGCTCGATCTGTTTCAATAAAGAAGATGTTTATGTGCAGGTTCCGAGAGTTGTTGGGGCCCCGGAAGAACTCGGAGTCCACGCCCTATTTTTGGTATCAAGCAGTTACATATACGGAGCTGGTTTGGGTGCAACGAATTATTCAGCACTGTCGTTAAACGGGCAGGGATGGATCCCTGTGACCACTGTGCCTTTTGTATCAGTTTTCCTCGCTGCGAGTCGAAGTCTTTTTGCGGCAGTGGATATAGGAGGCTACACATATGCCCTATCAGGGGATGGTGTACATTGGGTGCAGTACACTTCGCCATTAATATCTAGGATATATGCCTCTGGCGGAATCTTCATCAGGTGCAATAATGACAGAACCTACGCACTAGGAGAACCTGTGACTGAACTTCAAATGTCACGTGACGGTATTTCTTGGGTGGCGATGCCTGGGTATACGTCCATACCTGACTGGGACCTTAATGCTTACGGTATGGCAGATAATCGCAAAGGCACTTTTGTAATAAGCCTTTATGGACCACATTTTTTAGTATCCACTGATGCCGGTAATAGCTGGTCAGCGGTGTCGAACCCATCAGGCTTTACAGGCATTTTTGGGGATGTGGTGTACGCTTTTGGTAAATTCTACGTAATACTTGTAGACACAGTAGGGCAACCGCACGGTATAGCAGAGTCCGTAGATGGTGTGGTATGGTCCAGAATACTCACTGTTACAGGAACGTCCACGCTGCGGTCTTTTGCCTTCGGTGATGGTGCGCTGGTGCTTGTAGGAGCGTCCGTAGCACTGCGCACCACTGACGGAACTACGTTTACCTCTCACACAATGCCTACAGGTAACTACAAAAAGGTAGTTTATGGGGCAGGAGTTTTCATGTCAGTAGGACTTTTAGGCGAGCTCGCATCGTCGCGTAACGGCAGCGATTGGGTCGCCGAGCCTCCCAACATGGCGCATGGATGTTTAGATATTGCTGTTTTGGCGTAAGTTTAAATTAAAGGAGAAACACCATGTCAATCGTACTCGCAGATGTAGGAGCACTTGCAATGCTCAATAAGTATTTTAAAAACGTACTCCCATCAGGGGGTAATAACTATACTCTTAAGTTGTTCACAAATAATGTAACACCAGCTTCAGACGGAAGTGACACAGCAGGTACATACACCGAGGCGGCAGGTGGGGGGTATGCTTCAGTCACGCTGATTGCTGCAAATTTTACCTGCTCAATCGCGTCAGGTATCGCTCAAGTAGCTTATGCTGCACAGTCATTTATATTCTCCGGGGCGCTCACAGGCCCTGCTGATATTTATGGTTGCTTCGTTGTTGATGCTGACGGCACACTGGTCTACGCTGACCGGCTCGCAACGAAATACACACCAGCAGCATCAGGCGACACGCTCGCAGTTACGCCGGTATTCCAACTCAGTAAGGGCGTTCCAGCGTGAGTTTCTCCAATATACCACATATAACATCAGGTGGATTAGGCCGAGTTGATATTCTCGACTGCTCATCTAGCGGTTTGGTAGTGTACAATTCAGACGGACAAACTGGTGCTCTCGTAAAAGCTGTAGATGGTGGTTTTGTATGGAACCAGATACAAACTGGTGGTTGTGGTATTGTTTGTTGTGATGCGTCAGGCGACAACCTTGTAATTTATGACTATGACTCAGGTCACATACTTACATCAGCGAATGGTGGGGTATCGGCAACGACATCTACTGATGCTACAACAAAAATCGGGGGTGGTTGGGTTACGCAGATCGCCATCAGCAAAGATGCGTCAGTTATGCTCTTTGCTATGAGTACTGGAACCGCGGCAAAACTGTATAAGTCTACCAACAGCGGTGGTTCATGGTCACTTATAGATTCTTTCACCGGCAACAACTATACAGGACTTGCTATATCCGCAGACGGCACCTATATAACCACGGCAAACTACGCAGGATATATACGAAAATCAAGTAACCATGGTGGCAGTTTCACAAGTATAACAGCGCCCGGAACTCAAACTTGGGCACGACCATCAATGTCCGCGGACGGTGCAATACAAGCATTTATTACTGATGATACGCATCTGTACATATCTGTAGATTATGGTGCGACTTGGGCGCTCAACTCCAGCATAACAAGTTTGTATTTTTATCAGGCTGTTGTAGTACCTAACGGGTCAGCAATATATGTTCTCGCTAATGACGGCACTTCATACATACAAAAGTCTTTAGACAATGGAGCTACATGGTCTAATATAACTGAACTGGGAAATACTAATTCTTGGCAGACAGTTACCACGAGTTACTCTGGAAGTATAGTGGTTGTAGGGTATGCAACAGATGGTGTTGAAACCAATTATGCTGCTCCAACGGCTTACACACTAACAGGAGGCGGAGTTGGTGGAGGTGCTATTACTGCTCGTGAGATTGTGAGGGCTTTTATTTTCACTGGTGGAGCCGTAGCAGGCGGGAGCCTGAAGACATACCAGTGCTACAAAGGCAACAAGATTTTCGTGAGGTCGTAATATGGCTACTACGTCGGTAACTACATCTGGGGGCGCAGTCGGCGGAGGCATCACTCCAGTTGCCCTTATTCTCCATTCGAACACCATCTTCGTCCGGACAGTAACGACTCCTCCGAGTTTTAAAATAGGAGCATGATATGACCGTAGCACTTCAGCAGGGGCAGGACTTTACAGCGACATACGCATCTTCTCAGTTCCCCACGCTCTCGGATGATTGGGCCGCGAAGATCGACATCTATGCCGATTACCCGAATGGCTCCTCCTTGTTCACGAAGAACATGGTACGGAACGTCAATGAGTTCGATCTCCTGATCCTCGGCGTAGAACTCGCTTCGCTCCTCGTGGGCCCCTACTCCTTCGTCTCTACGTTCGTGAACTCGGTGACCGGCATTACGATCATCACCCTGGATACTGCGAATGTCTCCCCGCTCCGCATCTCAACGGAGCCGATGTGCAAGATCTTCGGCACAGTAATCAAGCCTGACGGCACCGCTGCGGGTCAAGCGGTTATCACCCCTGCGAACCCTTTCCTCGGAACTCCGGAAGTCGTAAACTGGATCGGCGTGGTAGTTACTGCCGCAGTCACACCCGCTGCTGCGAACAACTCTGACGTCGTGGACATCGAGACAATCTCAACGATAACAAATAAGTTGGGTTATTTCGAAATATATGTTATTGAAGGGCTTACAGCGAAGCTGACCTGCCCTGTGTTCGGTGAGACTGTAACGGTAGTCACGACCGGGCACACCACGATTGATATAAGCACCCTGATTTAACAGGAGGCCGTTGTGAGCAGCAATACATTAATGCCTCAAACATTTGTAACGGCAGATGGTATCTTACAAAGTAAGTACGCTTTAGCCTCGTCGTGGGCCGACTGGGCTAGAAATATGCTTAATACTGATCTTGTAGAAATTAAAAGTAAGCTCGGGTCTGACACCGTTGCCACCGATCTCTCGGCGGTAGCTGCTGCGCTCGATGCGATCACTCTCTACTCCCCTACAGGGGAGTTCACCTACGACGCCCCGACTGCGCCGACATACACTACGGTGCCATCATTTACACCCCAGACTCTCGGCACGATTCACGAGATTCCTGCGGTCGCAGACATCAATATCCCCGATGTGCCCAGCACTACGGTCTCCTTTACGAACTCTGCGTTCACCGACGATCTGCTCACATCGCTTCGGAACAGACTCGAAGCTGATATAACCACTGCGAGCACCGGTCTCGGCTCCGCCGAAGATGCGCTCTTTGCTCGTGAAACGGCAAGGCAGAACTCTGCAAGGGCGCAGGCGTACACAGAGGCTACGACTATCTTCTCTTCTCGGGGTTTCGACATGCCTCCCGGCGCGCTCTCTGCGAAGCAGACTGAGATGAATAATGAGTCAGGTATACGCCTTTCCGACTCCTCTTCGCAGATCATGGCGGAGTCAGCACGGCTCGCAGTTGACTACAATAAGGCAGTTCTCGCTTCGTCCACACAGCTCCTTGACCTGCTCTCCAGAGTCTTTGACTCCAAGATCATGCGTGACTTCGATGCTGCGAAGACCCAGGTTACGTTGAACCTTGAAGGGTTCAAGTCCACGGTCTCCGTTGCTCTGGCAAAGGCTGACATCAATAAGACTGCGATACTCGCTACCGTTCAGGCGAACCAGGGTGTAGTTGATGTTTTCAAAGCGGAACTTGCAGGGCAGATCGAACCGATGAAGGCAATTGCAGAAACGAACCAGGCGGTCGCCACATCGTATGATGCCGCAGTGAAGGGCGCCGTAGCTTCGCTACAAGCTCAGACGATTCCAGAGGAGTTGAAGCTCAAGGGTGTTCAGGCCAATGCAAGTATCGGCGGGACGAAAGCCGAGATCGCGCTCAAAGAAGCGAACGTAGTCATCGAGACTGCACTCCGGCAATTGACCCTTGAGGTCTCGACCCTGCAAGGACTGGCACAGTCAGCAGCTCAGATGATCGCCTCATCGCTGAACAGCGTCTCCGTCTCCAGCTCCTTCGGCTGGTCGGCGTCCACCAGCAGCAGTGAGTCCGAGAACCTCAACGTCACAAATGGCGACGTTTCCAAGTCCCAGAACATTTCGGCGTAAGGGGTGATATATGGCAGGATACGATGTAGGGTTAATTCAGAATCTCCGAGCGACCGAGCAGGCAGGGCGGGAGAAGATAGTAGGTCTCCAAGGCCAGAACCAGCTCGCCGTGGGCGATCAGCAGGGTAACTTCGGCCTCCAAAATATCGCAGCCGCTGGTGAGAACCAGCTCGCCGTGGGCAAACAGGCGGGGCAGTTCGGCCTTACCCATCAAGGGCTGGTTAATCAGGGTGGGCTCAATACTGCATTGGTCGGTGCAGGCGGAGCGCCTTATATCACAGGTGGGGGTTCTAAAACTCCTGACCCTTATGCAGCCGTAACCACAGGTAGTTCCTTACTACCACGCGCCACTGGCCTCACCACCTCACTGACTCAGACCCCGAGCCTGAGTACATCTATGGACTCCGACCCGCTCATTACGGCGAAGCTGCCTCCTGCCGGCTCGGTTCACATGGACACGATCAGTGGCTACGCCAACGCAGGACTCATCTCTGGAACACCGAACCCCGCCGTTGCGGATGACACCATGATCGCCGCCAAGAAGGGCGAGTACGTCGTGCCGCAGGAAGTGGTCTCCGCTCTCCATCCGCAGTTCTTCGATAGCATCGTTACTACAGTGCGTAAGAAACTGGGACTGCCTACAGCTCTAGGGCCGAAAGGGCTGAACCAGCCTGATGCTGAAGGGCGTATGAACGCACCTGGTATGATGGGTATGGCTGATGGTGGCGTTCTTGATAATATCTCGAACTCTCCTCTCGTTCAAGGCACCAAGGGTCTGGTACAGAGCCTCGCCGTGGGCGCAGCCCTTCCGGTGGCAATCGCCAACGATGCCGGGGCGAGAACTCTGAACGCCGGGAATTATCTGCTCGGCGGAGACCCCAACTACTTCAATGGCAACATGACCACCGGGATGCTCCGGCGTAATGCTGAAGTGGCTCCTAGCACCCCCGCCGCATCTACACCTGCGATGCTACCCTCACATGGTTTGGGCGTGCAGTTATTTAAAGCTGCACCTGCCCAGGAGGACGATGCAGAGGACGATACTCCAGCACCGAAGGCAGCAGGGTTACCTATGGTAACTGCGAAGCCCGGAGATCCTGATTATATTCAGCAAGGTTTAGAGCGTATGGCAGCAGTACATGATTTACAGGTGAGCGCCGCTGCGCGGTTGCAAAATGCCCATGCCAGTTACTTCGAGAACCAGCCGACAAAACTGGACATGAAAAAAGAGGGTGACGAGACGAAGATCGCACTCGCAGGGCAGAAGGCTCTGGAGACTTACCTCGCCGCGCATCCCGGTGACGATGCTGGCGCCTTTGCCGCTGGAACTCTTGGCCGTAACCTCGCCGCTGGTGTTCCTCTGGTCGCCGCTGGTCTCCCAGGTATAGCAGGCAAGAAGCATTGGTATGGTGATGAGGCTCCTGTTGATCCAATGCCTGCGATCTTCGGGCAGAAGGGGCAGACCATAGATCCTGCGGTTCTTGCCGAGTTCCAGAAGGCGTTAAGAGATCCTTCGGTTATCGCCGATCCTGTGAAACAAAGAGCGATCAGGCAGCGCATGGCTGCATCTCTGACAGGAGCACCATAACATGGCCGGGATGTTTGACGACATTCTGAACGGCACCGCTCCGGAGCTTAAGTCTCCCGGCACCTACGACGATATTCTCAGCGCCCCTCCAAGTAATTCCACGGTTGCACAAGAGACGGTCAAGGCCATTCCTCGTGTTGCAGGGCTCATCGGTCAAGGCATAGGTGAGGCTGGGCAGTACGCCTCTCGTGTTCTCGGTGGTGACGGCACCTTCGGCGGCGGGTTACGCCGTGCGAGTGAAGAGTTGCAAAAAGATTATGCAATGACTCCGGGGTTCAAAGAGGCGCACCCTTACATCGCTCAAGGTGGAGAGCTCGCCGAAGGCGTTGGCAAGATGGTGCCGTACCTCGCTGCCGGTCTCCCCGGTCTCGTAGCACTTACGGCGGAGGCCGCAGGGTCTCAAGGTGAACGCTCCTTTGAGAGTGCGAAGACGAACGGCATGTCGGATGGCGATGCGATGCAGGCGTCAATTCTCCCTGCCGTTGCCTCTGGTGCAGGCATGGCTCTCATGGGTCCAGCTTCTCACGCTGCGAAGGGATTGCTCCGAGCAGGGGCCGAGTCGCTCGGCATGAAGGCGGTGGCCCACGGTATTGAGGCCGTAGCACAGAACCTCGTGCGCCCATCTTTACGCTCCTTGGCCGGTGACGTAGGCTCCTCCGTCCTCGTAGATGCACCGATCATGCAGGCCCAAGGTGCGGCGACCGCTGCTGCTGAGAAATACACCGGGGCAAGACCCGACGCCGACCCGATGAAGGAGGTGCTGGCTAACCCCAAGGCGTGGATCTCTTCAGCCCTTACCGGCGGAGCTTTTGGTGCCTTTACCGCTGCTCAGAGAGCCGGCGCAGCACAGGCTTTTAAAGGCGTATTAAGTGATGGGGAGTTTAACCCGGAGCAACGCGCAAAGGTCGTCAATGCTCTCTACGAGCATATGTATGCCGCCGATCCTTCCGCCGCTAACCTGTGGCGGAGCGAAGCTCTTCAGGACGTTAATTTAAAGAACCCGATAGACACCAGCTCTGACATGCTGAAACCGGTCATGGACAAACTTGCTGCCGAGGCACAGGAGAAGGCGGGGGCGAAACCTCCTACCATCGAAGAAGTGCAGAGTCAAGCACTTACTGCCTTGGCAAAGAGTGCCACTACTGGTGAAGGTGTGATGGATACTCTGGCTCAGGACTCCGCCCTGAGGGGCGAGGCTGCTGCTTCGCAGCATATCGAAGATCTCCCGGCTCCGGTGGAGCAGGCTCCCGCTCCGCAGGAGTTATCCACAGACTTATCAACACCTGTTGAAAACGTAGATTACACCACAGGTGAAATCACCCCGGCACCACTCATTACGAACCCGCTTGTCGCCTATAAAGGATACAAGGACGAGAAGACGGCAACCAAGAAGCTCGGCAGTAAGGCGGATACGCATGAGGTGGTGCAGCGCGACACTGATGGTAAGTGGGTGATTAAACCTAAGGAAAGTGAGGTGGTGGCTACACCGGTTGAAGAACCGGTAGCCCCGAAGCCTGTCGCCTCAAGAGACGGCGTTGACGTCTACAAGGTCGATGACAATTCCGTGATTACGCATGATACCAACGAGGGTGTCTACACCCTGCGGGAGAAAGATTCTTCCGGTAATAACGTGGACGTTGCTACGTTCGAGAAGATCAATGGCAAGATCCAGAACTTCAAGACTGCGGCGACCGCCGGGGATGGTTACGACCGGGAGCAGCAGATTCAAGGGGCGCAGGATCTTGTTGCGAAAATTGAGAAAGGAGTAGGCGATGGGGGAGTTCTTCAAGGCCAATCTGAGACAGGCGCACCAGGTGCGCCTACCGCCACCGGAGGGGATAACGCGGCCAGTAACAATAATAGTGAACCTGTCAGACCCAACCCCGCCGGAAATCCAAGTGAACCCGTCAACGGAAAGTACCGTCTCACAAATGATGAAGTCCTACGTCTGGCAGAGAAGGACCTTGCGAAAACGACCGGACAGTCTTTTCCTCCAGGCAGCTTGCGACCTGCTGAGGGACATGATAATACAGCGGCTAAACTTAACAAAATCGCTTCGGTTTGGGGCAGAAAAGTATACCTTTTTGAAGAGTCCGGCGGAGTATCAGGAGCGCCTGCTGGCTTTTTCAACGGCGGTACACCTGACACCATCTACATAAAGGCGACGACTAAAGATCCACACTTGGTTATCTTTGGGCATGAGCTCACCCATGCGATTGAATTTGCTTCGAAGCAGAGTGGGGATGGTGTCTACGACGCTTTCCATAAAGTGTTCAAGGAAGAACTCGCTACTGATAAGTTCTCTAAGTACATGGATAGTTATAATAAGGCGCATGGCACATCCTACGATGCGGAGACCTTTCCATCCGAGGCAATGGCTGAGACTGTTGGGCATCTGATGACCGACCCTGCTGTGTGGTCTGCTCTGCATGAGAAGAACCCTACGCTCATCGAGAAGATTGCCCAGGTCGTGCTGGATATTCTTAAGCCAATCACCACGGCACGTTACCACGCACAGCTCAGTGCTAGCATATTCAAGGATTATTCCCGCATCGAGAAAGCTGCCACAGAGATGCTAGCAAAGGCCCAGAAAGAGAACGTCATCGCAGGTGATGGTGGTACGCAGTTCTCCGTAGCACCGGAGGCGAAGCCGTGGTACTCAAAGCTGGAAGACCTGTTCTCAGAACGCTTGAAATCTGTGAACCAAGATAAACCTCTACCACGCTCACACTTCGAGAACATCCTGAAGGATAAGGGGCTGAAGGCTGATGAAGTCAAGGCATCAGGACTCGAAGAGTTTCTCGCATCGCGAGAACGGTTCACAGCTAAAGAGGTTCAGGATGAGTTGAAGGCGAACGCCGTTGAGCTGAAGGATGTGGTTTTGGGGGATGTTCCGGTAGAGAATTTGACCGAATCTGACTTGGACGCGTATGCCAAGAAGCTGTATGGTCAACCCTACAGCAGACTCAACAGCACAGAAAAAGACAAAGTGCGCGAAAGTGCTGCACCAAAAGCACCAACCCACTTCTCCCAATACACCGAACCCGGTGCCAAAGAGGGGTCGTATCGTGAGATGTTTGTAACGGCTCCAAACGACGTAACCCGCCGTCACGAAGTCTACAAGCAAGAAGGGGCAGGGAGGCCGTGGCGCGTACGGATTGTAGGCGATGAGCAGCACCAGACTTCGCATCTGACTGAGGAAGAAGCTCGCAGGGTGGCAGCGGAAAACGACGCGATGAACCAAAAAGATTCTCGGTGGCAAGACGGACACTCCCAGTACTCAGATATTCAGAACCCAGTGGTACGCGTCAGGTTCAATGAAAGAGAAACTGACGGTAAAAAAATTCTCTTCGTTGAAGAGATGCAAGGCCCGAGTGACGCCAACCAGAAGAACATGCCGCAGTTCCTGCGGAACAGGATCTATGATCTTGGGGTTAAGCGAGTCCTTAGCTACGCTAAAGAGAACGGGTTCGATGGTGTGGCGTGGACGCCTGGTGAAATGCAGGCGAAGCGGTACGATCTGAGTAAGGAAGTAGACAGTATTGAGGCTGCTCCAAACTCCAACGGGACTTATGAGCTTGTGTTTGACATGAAGAACCACGGTAGGGTGACTAAACACGACCTAACCGTACAGGAAGTTGAGGACAACGTAGGTAAAGAACTTGCCAAGAAGATTGTCGATGATTCTAAGACATGGACAGCCGCCAACACAGCGTATCGAGATGCCTTGAGAAAGACAGATGGCAGTATATCCGAAGCGGAGTATGACAAGTTGCGCGCAACCCGCGACGCAGTGCCTTTGGAGTATTCAGGGTTGGATTTAAAAGTAGGTGGCGAAGGCCTCAAGTCCCTTTACGACAAGACTCTCCCCTCGCTGTTCAAGAAGTATGGTGGCGAGGGGGTTGAGAGAACCGACTTAGGCGGAGTCAAGTTCAATGAGACCCCTGACGCAACTACAGGATTCAGCCAGTGGCGGAACGAGCCTCAAGGATTTAGAATCCGAACCGACGGTAAAGAATACGTGCTATATGATTCTGGGGAATTAGTGAATGGGTTTAAGTCGCTCCGAGAAGCTCAAGACGCGGCGCAACAGATCGCCTCCGAGGAGCAGCGAGGCGGGTTACAAGCCGTCCCCTACATACCAATCACGCAGGCTACGCCTGCATCATTTATGAAGTTCGCCGCCTCAATGGTAGATGTTGCCGCCCCTTCGGAGAAGGTAGCCAAAGGCGTTACCAACTTCTTCAAAGACGGAGTCTCAGCCAAGAGGCTCGTCAAAGGCATCATCGACTCCACTTATCGTTACCTCTTCCCTGTGGACAGATCCATCCGGCTCGCTGCGTCTCAGGCGCCCTACGCGCCGATCAAGGCGCATCTTAATGCACTCATGCAGCAGCATAAAGAGATGGCAGGGTATAAGTCGTCGGAACTCAGAGACGCAGGTATCAAGTGGCAGGCGGTCTCCAAGGCTTTTAAGACTGAGGGAGAGGCGAAGACTCTATCCGATCTTGTGTGGAAGGCGACGACCTACGAGCTGCGTGCAGACGGCAAGGACAACTGGACACCCGAGACTTGGAAATCCGCAGGGCTTGAAGAATCTACAGGTAAGAGTCTGGAAGATGCACAGGCTGAGATCAAAAACCTCTACTCAAAACTTGACCCCGCGCAGCGCCTCGCCCACCGTGAGATGATTGATCACGTCACCCAGATGTATGAGAAAGGGCGGGAGGCGGAGCTGGCACCGTTGAAAGTGGTTCATGGCGAAGATGTGGTGAAGGAGGCGGAGGCGTATAATAAGGCGTTGGACGCGAAACAGGATCTCTCGGGCTTCTCCCAAGATGCTCAGGACGTGGCGCCACTCGTAAGAGCTGTTGATATGCGCTACCCGAAGCTGCAAGGTGACTACATGCCCCTTATGCGGTTCGGAGACACCGCCGTGCGTACCTACGAGACATCCAACGGTGAGATCGGTAACCGGGTCAAGACTGAGTTCTTTGAAAGTCCGAAGGCCGCGATAGATGCGGTGAACAGGATTAATCAGGATAAGACGAACGATCTTCATGCAAAGATTGAGGAACGTCTTGATGCGCGAAGAGATGTGATTAATATCCCGGCGGCGTTCCTCGACAAGTTCAGGGCTGCGGCGGAGGCCAAGGGTTTCACAGGCGAGGCTCTGCAGGGTCTCATGCAGTCGGCGGAGGGTCTCAGGATTAATACGTTGCCGCGCACCACCACCAAGGGTAACAAGCTCCACCGTGAGAATATAGAAGGGTACAGCACTGATGTAGTGCGCTCGTACCTCACGTACATCAGGAACCACTCGATTGCGAACGCTCAACTCCTTTATGGCTCCAAGGTTGAGCAGACGTTCAGAGACATGCGGAACGAGATAGATGCCCGAGACTCCGACTCTTCTCGCCCTGCTAACCCTGACGACATCCGTGATATGTACAAGCTGTATAATCACCTGTACGTCAATGAGAAGGCGGGGAACACTGAGAAGATCAATGAGCTGACCAAGGCTGTCAGCAAGGTTACGTTCCTGTGGTATCTATCCAGCCCTTCTACTTTTGCCGTGCAGTGGGCACAGCCTTACATGACCACCATACCGAAACTTGCTGCACGTTATGGGTACGGCACATCCCTCGCATCTTACAGCCGCTCCGCCAAAGAGTACATGGCTGGCCGGTACTCGGATGAGAAGATCGATGCCTTTGATCGAGAGAATGACTACATAGGAGAGAAATTATCTAAGCTGGTCGAGCAGAGCCGCGAGGCACTGCCGATAGAGCGCGAGGCTCTTGAAGCCCAGATGACTGCGATGTATAACTCTTTTAGCGAGCCCGGTAAGGTCATGTCGGACAACCAGAAACTTCTCGTGCTCAAAGTGCTCTCGCACCAGGGAGCGATAGATCTCTCCATGTCGCACATGGTCGGAGATGAGATCGCAGGGTCGGACAACGGCACCAAGACTATGAATAAGATAATTGATAAGGCTGGCATCTTCATGCAGAAGTCCGAGACCGGTTCGCGCCGGGCGGCAGCTATCTCATCTTTTGGCCTCGCAGCCAAGGACGGGTTCTTGAAGGCGCATGACTACGCCGCAGACATCATTGATGACACCTTGTTCAATTTCGACTCCCAGAACCGGGGCGAGATGTGGCGAGGCAACACCGGGCGTATCCTCGGGCAGTTCCAGTTCTTCCGCTTCCACATGGTAGGTAAGACGATCCAGCTCCTGAAGGACGCTGCTGGTGGTGAGTACGACCGAAGCATCTCCGATGCAAAGGCGACCGCAGAAGCCAACGGCTACGACGTAATGAGTATTACAAAAAACGGAGAATCTCAGCACCGGCTCACCAAGGATGGAAAAGCCTACCACTCAACCGAAACACGTGAGGGCATGCCTGAAGATGTGAAGGCCTTCTTCTCTAGTATGGAAGGTGCGGAGCAGATGAAGAGCGAAGCACGGCAGGAACTGGCTTACCAGATGGGGTCGGCCTTCGCCCTTGCCGGCGCCGGCGGCACTCCCATTGCTATGATGCTCTCTAACTCAGTGACCAGCGCACTGTGGGCTGGCATCTCCGCCATGTTTGAAGACCCGGACGACCCTTGGAATGTAGCAGGCGACTTCGAGAAAGGTCTCAGAGAAGCTGTGGGGGATACGACGGCCAACCTGTTTATGAAAGGTCTGCCTTCTCTTGTCGGTGCTGATATATCAAGGCGCATCGGAGCCGGGGGCATGATGGACATAATTCAAGGCGACCCACCTCCGGGGCTCACCGGCACTGCCAAGGCGAACTGGTACGCCGGACGTATTCTCGGCCCTGCGTGGGGTGTAGCCTCCGATACTATTCGGGGCATGGATGCCTTGGCCGATGGTGACCTGTCAGAGTACATGCGCATGACGTCTCCTAAGCCAGTACGCGACTTGTTCAAGACGGCGGAGGTGTATAATAATGGTGTACAGGGTGGCGGCAAGACACTCTTGAAGAGCGAAGATGTCTCTCCGTGGAGCTTCGCCTTGATGCTCGCTGGCATCAATCCTATGGACGTTTCTCTGGCGCAGCAAGAGTCACGGTATCTAAAAAATATCTCTACTTCGCTCTCGCAGAGGCGTGCCTCGCTCGTCAAAGGACTCGCTACGGCGAGTGCCGAGCAGGATGTTGACGGGCAGGAAGAAGCCATAGAGAAACTGAATCATTGGTCAGAGAAGAACCCTGCTCTCAAGGTGACGGCGCAGGAGCTGGCATCTGCAGTTAAACGGGAACGTGATAAGAAGGCTGGAGTACTCTCGAAGCGGGAACAGATTGTGAAGAGTGAGTATGGGGTAGAGCGTTGAGGCACCCCGTAGGGTGCCCCTTCTCGGCGAGGCAGAGCCTCAATAATTTATTTCCTCACCAATCCTGTAATCTCGTTATCGAATACGATTCTCTCCACCCCGCCGCACCAGACCTTGACCCACCCTTCATGTACGGACAGAACTGTCCGGGTCTGCGACTCCCCTGGACTCGGGGAGAAAGATATTCGGTCCTTTGGTTCAATCTCGTACCATTTCAATTCGACCTCCGACCCACCGCATCACTGATGTGCACATTGAGTTACCAAGTGCCTTATATCTCGGCCCGTCAGGTGTAGGTTTACCTTTCAGCTTAATGTCGGTGTACCCGACCGGAAATCCCATTAAAATTTCACATTCTTCGGGAGTAAGTCTGCGCACCGTAAACGGCGTTTTTCCCACCCCTGTAAAAATCATCTGAGTATTACGCCCCGATGCATTTGGGTTTGTACCGACTGTACCTGCCAACGCTCCGGTGAAAATTTCACCGGAAGCGTTTTGTTGAAAAGCAACAGCGTTAGGCTGCGCTCGGTCAAGAGTAGGGTTTATTTCGAATCCGAGTCCGAGGCCGTTAGCACCTGTGTTCGCGGTTATCATCGAATAAGCGACAACATTCTCACCACCATTATTCCTACCCTGTGCAAAAGCAATATCAGAGGTGCAAGGGTCTTGTGCGCCGTGAACCACAATAGGTGCCTCATGGTTACAAGTCAGCGACGGCGGTTCGCCGTCGCTTCGTATCTCGGCATTGGCTTGTCCGTGGGCCATTATTGTAACCAGATTCTCATGCGAGTCCTGCTCCCGCGCTCTTAAAGTTCCTGAACCTTCCTGCCAGTAACCGGCTCCGGTGGTGTGGTAGCCTTCAGCAATATAATTCGTCTGCTTCATCCCCGCCTGTGCCGCAAGGGCTCCTGGCAGGAGCCCCTCTCCGCCGATCAAACGAACCTCGTCCCTCGTATTCTGCTGGAACGCGACAGGCTGTCGCGTTCCACCTTGACCGCCTCGCAGTAAAGGACCAAAATGATTATCCGAGGCGTTACATTCTTCGTCTATGCCGTAACAGCTCTCAACGCCTCCTCCAGTTGAGGAGGAAGTTTCTTCCCCCGCTTTTCTGCGCGGCGGAGTATCCCGGCGCATGCTCGTGCCGATAGATAGAATCTTGGATGGGCAGAGGTTTGGAGAATCTGCGACAGATTGGGCATCGACGGCAAGGACAAACACCCTGCGTCTTCGCTGCGGTACACCGAAAAATTGAGCGTCGAGAGTGACCCACGCCACTCTCCGTCTTCCGCCGATGACCAGACCGTTACCAGGCCATTTGCCTTTTTCAGTTTCAAGGGCTTCATCGAGTCCTGCAAGGCCAGCGAGGAGACAGCCGAAGGCGTTATCCTTGGTGCTGAGTATTCCTGGGACGTTTTCGTAAAGGGTAAACCGAGGCTCAAACTGATCAGCGATATTACAGAAGGTGAGGGTGAGATTCCCTCTTTCGTCGTCCAGGCTCCGTCTTGCACCTGCAACACTAAATGCCTGGCATGGGCAGCCACCCACCAATAGATCAATGCGTTCATCGAAACTCCAGTCTTTATGCTTCGTCATGTCGCCAAGGTTCGGTACTTCAGGGTAGTGGTGCTTCAGCACCGCTGAAGGGAAGGACTCAATTTCTGAGAAACCGAGAGCTTTCCATCCAAGGTGCTGCCACCCTACCGATGCGGCCTCAATCCCGCTGCAGATTGAAAGGTAGTTCATACCTTACCCACCCCTAGATCTTCAGCAGCCGCCTTCCTTACCAAGGTCAGGGCCGTACGTCCGAGGGCCGGCACCTTGAGGTCTATCTCCCACACCGGCGTCTGCGAACCGCTGAGCCATGTACCTGCGCCGAGGACCTTGCGTGAATCCGCATTTACCAGCGCTCCGATTGCCTGAACCTCCGCCTTTAACTTCGTATAGCTGCCGTAATGCTTATCAAGGTATTTCTTCAGGACGTTACGAGCAATGTACAGTCTGTGCGTATCGAGATTAATGCGGTACACCAGATTGCCACGAGGCTCCTTGAGCATGGAGGGCATCTCACCCTTACCGTTGTTATTGCAGATCATGGCGCCCTGCAGATGCTCATCGAGGAACTGGCCGAGGAAGTCAATCTGGTTCGTCACCTGCTCCTTCTTGTTCTCGCGCATGGAGAGAATGTGCTCGACGACCCACGAGAGGATCTTCGCCGGTGAGAACTTAATGATGCCTAGTTTATGTGCGATGAGACCTCCGTAGATGGCCGTACCGGCCACGACTGACCAGAACCTTTCCTCTGGTCTTGCCCCTGTCTTCTGGTCGATCTGGGCAATCAGCATGTCTATCTTCTCCTGATGTTGCTCCTGGTGATCAACCAGATACTGGATGAAGGTGTCGCCGACTCCGAAGTTATTCCGCAGCGTGCGGTATACGTAGGTGCTTTCTTCACGACCGAAGGCGGAGAGTCGTGGGCACTGCACTTCAAAGATCCTGTTGATCTCGGCGGAGGCATCAGCCTTCAACGTCGAGAGTTTGTCCATCAATGAATGATTGGATGATACGACGGCGATGGTGTTCCAAGAGTTCGTGAACTCCCGCTCCACCCCGCTCCGGTTCAACCTTCCTTTGTCCCTGCCTTGCGTGACACGGTAGACCAAGTCGGAGAATTCCTGTGAATCAATATTACTGATTTCATCGACGTAGAGTGGGAGGGAGCCGTAGAGACCTAGCCTCTGAACCAAAAAGTTCTTCGTATCCTCTTTCTGGAGAATAAGCTGTTTAGAATCTCCGTACATCGACATGATCCACTCGCCCAGAAGCGTTTTACCGATGCCTGAGTCACCCACGAGCGCCACCATCGCACCAGCGTAACCTGTGAACCTGAGAAGAGGCGCCCCGAAGGCACCGGCGAGAAAAGCAAACGCCATAGGCTCCATGCCACCCATGCCCAGATATTTCGTAGCATCGCTCCAATCATCACTGTCACCTTCCTTTCTGAACGACTTGGCAATATCAGGCACGTTCCGGGCGAGGCCTGCATCCATCACTTCCTGATCTTTCCTGAACACCTTGGCGCCCAGGGCGAATGATAGTTCGCCATCTTTCTCGTACCACCCCATCTGTGAATGAAGATTCGAGAGTGCTCTCTTCGCCCGGAGGTCGCTCAACCAGCCATCCATATAATTCACCATCTGCTTTCTTGGCTCGCCCGCAGGGGTGTGTACGTGACTGTCTGCCAGCGCCATGAGTAATTGTTTGGTATCGTGGAGTAACGCGCTCCGGAGATTAAATTCTTTGTACTGCGACTCGAACGGTGCCTTGTGTCTCACCGTGGCTACTTCGTAACCTACCGACCTATCGTAGGCGAGACGGGCGACATACATATCATATGGGTAGAAGCGCTGCCACACACCTTCATTGCTGAACCAGAGCCCATCTTCACGACGTTGGAAACCGTACGGGGTGTGATGTTCCTCTTCTTCAGATCCTACGGCTTCCGCCGTAAGTATCGGTGCCTCTGGCCGGCCAAGAACGATAGGACTCTTGACCTTGTTCACGTAAGGGCAGGCAACGCAGCCTTCAGGATTATCTGCGCCGAACTTGCCACAGGTTGTCGGGCCGACACCGGAGGCTATGTGATGCTGGATCTTTGTATCACACCCAGAGGGGGTGTAGTCCGGATGCCCCGCGCTCCACTCGTGGATAAGGTCTGTTCCTTCGGAACAGTGCCTGGCGAGACCAATGAAGTCATACCAGAGAGGCTCAGAAACATCTCCCCGCTTCGCGCGCACCAACTTAACCTGAGCGCACTTGTCTGCGACAAGGAGGAGCGAGGACTCAGGACCAGCGATCCCCGACGAGAACTCATCATTTAATCCCTTGAACAAGGACTCCTTCGGAGGCTCAAGGATCTGCGTCTCGATCTTTGCCTTGTGCGCTGCCTTGTGGAGCACTTCAAGGAAGTAGGAGAACGAAATGTCAGGAGCGTCAAAGAGCAGCCTTACCGGCTTCACCAGACCATGCTTCCGGTTATGTACACCGATGGGGCGGAGCACCGAGGAGGAGTCCGAGGTACGGGATTGATCAACTTCAAACTTGTGGTGCAGCGTGAGCTTCTTCAGGATGGTGGCTACACCGCGCCACTGTGTAGCCTCAATATCTTGGTCCATTATCCAGTGGGCGTAGGTGCCATGTCCTGAGGACACGAAGGAGGGGAAGGGTAACCCGGTTGTAACGCAGAACTCTTTAAGTGCTGCGTAGCTGTCCATCTGTGTGGCAAATGGTTTCCCCGGTCCGCAGTCGAGATCTAAGAAGAAATTACGAAGGAGCGAAGCATTAATCTGCGCCCTTGACCCCTGCGTCTTAAAAGAAGCCTGGGCGATGTAGACCGTAGCACCCTGCTGGTCAGCAGCGAGTACCTGAGCATAAAGGTCTTCCGGTGTGGAGAACCAGCGATGCTTGAACCCACCGCCTGCTTGGAGTATGCCTGAACAGAGAACCCCGGAACTGGGAAGGAGCCTGCGAATGAATGTAACGCTCATGCGTTATCTCGGAGCCGTGCCACTGTTACGTCACAATATTTCTGCTCTTTCTCAATCAAGCACCAACGGCGATTAAGATTCTCACAAGCGACGGCTGTAGTACCTGAACCGGCACAGTTATCAAGGACGAGCGCCCCCTCATTTGTATACGTCTTGATCATGTACTCAAAGAGGGCGACGGGTTTCTGGGTGGGGTGCAACCCCCGCTCATTTTTGAAATGCTGTACACTCAGGGGGAACCTAGTGGTGTCACCACCACGGTAGTTACGTTCCTTTGAAGCGCCAAAAGTGGGGGAGTGGCCGTATCCAGTGGCACTGTTTGTAGGTATGTGTCCTACTGTTTTCTGGGGGTTATATACTGCGGTCTTCCCTGAGAAGCTGAATACCAGCACTGATTCATGTGCTTTCATCGGCATAAACTTCGATTGGAGGAACCCGGTGTACCGCGACTTCTTCCAGATCCACTCATGCTTGAATTTTTTTATGTTCGACGCTACAAGCGCCGAAGTAAAAGGTTGTGAGGCTGTCAGCACTATTGCCCCCTTGCAAAGCCTTTCATACTCCGCCCAAAGCGACTCAAAAGGGATTACTGTGTCCCACTTGCAAGCTGTTGTCCCGTAGGGCAAGTCACAAAGAATCATGTCAACCGATTGGGCTGGCAATCGCTTCATCTCTTCGAGGCAGTCACCGTGTAGCAGTATGCCGGAACCAGGTTTGGAAAAATAAATCACAGTGAAGCCTCCGAGGGTTTAGAGACATAGCAGAAAGGCGGGAGTCAATGAGTACTCCCGAACCATAGGTGTGTCAAGAGGGAATTTATTTCCCGCTGTTCAAGTGGGTACGCAGTACCCCGCGGAGGAGCTTTACCCGCTCATCCTTCTCGACGTCAATCAGAGGCAGTGCTCCGGCATCACACGCTTTGCCGATGGCACACATCACACGGAGAGCAGCGTCCTGAACGATCATCTGCGTCGGGCCGTGTCCTTCACACCACGTATATATTGTAGGCCGGGAAGTTCGGAAAATCTCCGAGGCTTCACCTTTGGTGATTCCTGCCCTCTCAAGGAGCGGACCGAGTTCTTTAAATTTTTCGTTCATTGGTTTTGCTCCTCTGTCTCAAATCTGCTTCAAGTTTTAGCAGCGTACCCCTCAGGCGTTCCGCAACCTGCTTCGCTCTCTCGGTCTCTGCTTTCAGCTCCCAAACTGCGGCAGCAGCCTGCATACGCGCCACCGATTCTTCACTGATTTCACTGGTAAATACTTCACCCATGCTGATTACTACTTCGACACCACAGACCGCGCAAAGGGCGTCTACCCGGAGCTCAAAATTAACTATGTCACTACGGAGATCTGATATATTGTTTAGACCCTGTAAATGCGTAACCGCCCTGTCGAGGTCGTTCCTGACACGGAGAGCTAAATCTGCCTGTAATGCGTCAAACTCTTTTGACACGCCGTTCTTAAAATCATTGTGCGCCGCAGTAAGTCTGTATTCGAAGTCAACGCAACTCCGCTCCAGCTTGTTAAACATCTTCTGCTGTGCCATCATCAAGCCGTAATCTGGAACCCATCGGGCGAGCACTTTATTTAGGATCGTTTTGAACATTTGTTACGTCCTTTTGAAAAGTTGAATTGGGGTCGGTATTCACAGCTTTAAGTTTTTCCGGACGCAGAGGCTTTAGACGCGCTACCCGAACCGTGCCCCAAACTGTTAAATAATATCTGGTGCTGCTAAAGTGAATCCTGCGGCGGCGCTGTGTCCCCCACCTCCAAACGCCTTCGCAACTGCACTCACATCAAAACCGTTCCTGCTTCGGAGCGAGTAACTTCTCTTGCCGTCTGGACGATCAGCGTAGCTGACTGAGAACGGTGCATCGGGGTATGCAAAGCACATTGCCTCTCCGAGTTCCGAGATGTTGTCTGTGGCGTTGACGAAGGGTACAGGACATGTGCGGTTAATACCGCTACCTTCACCTCGTTGAAAAGCCCCTTCAAAGAAGTTCCAGTATAGCACCACCACATCCTTTAACCTCCACTCAATCTGCTGCTTCTGGAAGGCGAGAATTGCATTTCCTTGTCGCACAGCCTCATCCACGTTGAAGTTGTCCCATGCCTCAAACTCTTCCGGAAGAGTCGCAATATACGCATTCACCGCTTTTGAATCCGGGAGTTCGAACTTCCAGAGGTCTCTGTCCTGCACATACTGAAGGATTGGAGGTGCTTGCAGACCATGTATGTCCCCGAAGAAATCCCAGGTGAGCACTGCACCAGAGCGTGTGAGCGAAAATAGCACCCCGCTTAACTCGTTCGTTTTCTGTGCGTCGAACGCCATCAAAGGCTCTTCCGCAGTCTTGTGGTGATCGATGACCCTAAGGGCTCCGAAGGCTGACTCAAGCATCAACAGGGTTTCAAGATTGTAGGAGAAGTCTACGATGTAGACCATCTCAGGAGTGAAGGCACGGAGCGCCTCATATGGCGGTTCCTGCCCGTACTGCACCGGCAAGTAGATCATCTCCGAGGTATCGCTCAGAGCTTTCCGGCAGGCGTATGCGGCTCCGAAACCGTCAGCATCGTTGTGGTGTAGAACTGCTATTTTTTGTTTTTGTTCTTCCATCTGCTGCCTCCTTTTAGATTCTACGCCCCTCGGAATAAGGGGCGTAGATTCATGCTTTTACAACCCTAAAAGATTGGCGATCTCGTCGTCCGAAGGACCGGAGGTAGCACCTGCTTCCTGCTTCACAGGATCTGCGGCACCCATGTCGAGACCGAGACCATCACCCTGCGCAGTAGTAGCTGCCTTCGCCTTAGCCGCATCATCCTTCGCCTTCTTCGCAGCAGCTGCTTTATCTGCCTTCTCTTTCTTCTCCGCAGCATCCTCCTGTTCCTTCTTCTGACGCGCAGCGTCCAGGTCAGCTACCTGGTTCACCGGAGTATGTGCGATCTGCGTCGCAGATGGTTTTGCCCCAACGATCTCCATCACCTCTGGGGAAGTAAGCATCGGGAGGATCTTACCGGTTACTGCTGCCTCGGCCAGCATGCCGCCGAAATTAAAGGTGAGTTTATAGTCGTCAACAGCGTCGAAGCCAATGGCGGTAATGACGGTAGGCAGATGTATGCCCCGAGCATCAAGCTGTTTCGTATATGAAACGAAGTTGCCGAGTGACGCCGGCGGAATTGCGAAGCGGTAGACCGAGTTCTGAGCGTAGATGGCGATGATCTTGCGGTCAGTACATGCCTTGCCTTTGGACGGCGTACCGTCCTGGTTCGCTCCCGAGCCGAAGACGTTTTGGGCACAACCGGCGCAGGCTTCACACTGCTTGATCTTCGCCGCACTGTCAGGTTTAACACCATCGAGACTGAAGCAGTCGGGCGACTGTGGTTCCTGCCCAGGTGTAAACTTGGTTGCGTACCAGACCTTCTCAATGGCAGGCTTACCTCTGAGAATCACGGTGCTCAGAACTGAGATCGGCTGGCCTGCGGCGGGGTGGGGTTCGCCCTGCGGTGTAACTGCGGGGAAGACGCACTGAGTATCAACGCCACCTTCTTTGATGGTGAAACGACCCTTGGCCGCGACGATTGATGGCGGCATGCCAGAAGAGATGCCTGCTGCCGCTTCCTGATTAATCAGGGCGAGTTCTGGGCACTGGGACAGAAGTGCTGCATAGTTTGGTGCTTGATCAGGTAATGCTGGAAAGTTACTCATGGTTGTTTCTCCTTTGTGGTTTGGCCCCGAAGGGCGGGTTAATTTTGAATCGGGCGAGATCTCTTCCTACTACGTAGTTCACCAGTGTGAATCCAACCCTCTCGGGTCGCCGCGCAGTGCAGCGCATATAATATCAGACCAGTTATTACGCCCCGTTGCCACATTCTTTTTCACGTAGGGTCGCGCTCCCTAAGGTGTCTCTTATGTCGGATGGCAGCTCCGACTACCCAAACTTATTTCGTAGCCTTCCTCACCCCAACGGTCTGAACGGCGACATAATTGACCCCCGCCGGCGGCGGGTTCGGTCTCGACCCATCTTTGCTCTGCTCACCCATCAGTTCAAGAACTGATTCTTTCCTGACAGCCTTCGTCAGAAACTCCAGGTGCATATGCTCGAAGAGCTGGAGCATAAAAAATTCTTTGGGCGGGAGTTCTATCCCGGCCCGCGCTTCCAACTCAGTTTTTAAAGCACTCACCGCTGGGGCTAAAAGATTCTGGTTAAAAAAGATTTCAAAGTCACTACAAGTGACGCTTTCCTTCCGAGTCAGGTACACTGTGCCGAACTCAGTCTTGATGCCCTCGCCCACACCCTTGAGCATCTTCAGGAGCCAGGACTCAATACGGCTCTGGTCGAGCGATATGCTCTCTTCCTTCTTCTTCACCTCGGCCTTGCCGTCACGCCCGTTGACGAAGAGGTCAGTCAGGTATGCGAAGCATGTCATGTCTCCGCGTTCAAGAAGCGCATCCTCCCGCTTCTTCTGGAGTTCCTCAATGCCTCTGAGCTCCTCGGCATGTTTCGCTCGGAGCGCCTTCAGTACTTCACGATCTTCTATATGCTTGTCTATAATTCTTTGCAGGATATTGTCGCTCATGGTATGCACCCCTCTTTCTGTTAAGAGCTTAACACATATTTCATTGTTGTCAAGAGTTTTATTTCAGTACTGCTCAAATAATTTTTCAAGTGTGGAAAGTTGCTTGTCGGTCAATGGGATACCTGCGTTGAGTCGCGCTCTGATCGACGGTACGAACTCTTCGGCAAATGAGTTCTCAATGGAGCCTCTGGCAAGTTGATCTTCGAGTTTCTCCAGCATGAACTTGGTTCTGTCGTGCTTCGCTTGGATGGTGTTTCTGGTTACTGGGTCTGGGCGCATCTTAATTTCCTTTCTTCATAAATAATTCGCACACCACATCTTGCAGCTTTCTCTTCTCACGCACTGCGGCATAGATCCTACGCTCGGTCGGCGTAGCCGACACATGGCAGATGTCGATCCTGAGTTTCTGCCCACCACCGTCGATGCGTGCGCACGCCTGCCCGTAAGTGTCGGAGTTATTACACGGCGCTGCCCAGATGATGAGGCTCGCGGCGGTGAGCTCCAATCCGTGCGCCATGCACCCTGGATGCGCCACAAGGATATGAGGGTCTTTTTTCTTCTGGAAGTCGCCGAAGATCTGAGTCCGTTTCCCTGCGCTCACTCCACCGTCAACGACGGCGACGCTCCACTTCTTGCTGAGTTCGCGAGCGAAGGCATCAAGAGCTCCGGTAAAAGGGAAGAACACGATAGTCTTGGAATCTGAGTTCTCAGTGATCAGATCCTCCACGACTCTGAGCCGTGGCCCAAAGTCAATCTCAAGTATCTCTCCGCCGGCACCGTAAACGCAGCCGAGCGATGCCTGCACGACCTTCTGGATGAGCACCGCAGCATTAACAGCGGTGACCACCGAACCGTTGATCTCTGTCACCGATTGCTTTAGCAACTCAGTAAGATGATGCCGCTGCTGCGCAGTCAGCTCAACATGCCGCTCAATGAGCTGTGGCTCCATATCGGTGACAACCGACCGGTCGAAACGTATTGCCGGCGAGAGGCACTTCTTGACGATCTCTTCATGCCCTCTGCGGGGCACCCAACTATAAGTTCCGAACTGCTGCATTATCGTGTTCTTGAACGCTGTGAATGAACCGTTGAAGTTCTCAGGCTTGATTAGTTTCATCTGTCCGTAAGCATCAGTCGGAGCGTTGGGTGTTGGAGTCCCGGTTAAGCCCCATGCAGTACGTTCAGGTGTAATGATGGACTTCATCGCCTTCCACCGCTTAGTTTTTGCGTTAAAAAACGTCCTGATCTCGTCGATCACGATATGCGTGATGTCGTTCCGCGCCCTCAGCTCTTCTTGCAGTATCTCAACCCCGTCATGGTTAATGACATAGATGTCATGTTTCTGCGCGAGGAGCATCCGGCGCCGTTCGGCGGAGCCGTGGAGTACAGCGTAACTCTTACCAGGGAAATTCATAAAGATGGTGTCGGTCCAGACAATCTCCAATGTGGAGAGCGGCGCCACTACGAGACAGCGACCCATTTTGCCAATCTTCTGCATGTAATCTACGGCCCAGAGCGATGAGTGGGTCTTCCGAGTTCTCGGGAGATTGAGGCAGAAGCATCTCGGGTTCAGTGTGAAGAACTCCGCAGTATCTATCTGCCACCAGCCGGGTGTACGGCCCGGTATGATCGGCCAATTATATTCGGTACGAATAGGACTTGGTGCCTCAATACCCATGTTGCGGAGAAGCCTGGCAGAGTCGAGACCCAAAGGCACGGCGCAGACGAGTTGCCCGTCGATCATGGCTTGCTTGAACCCTGGGAACACCGGCGCGATCTTGGAAGGATCTTCTGGGGTGAATATTATGTGGGAGTTTACGATGCGTGGTTTCAAGACTTCGCCTTTCGGTTCTCAGGATTATAATCGTACTCCTCCCAAGTGAGCGACTTGAACGCTTGCTTCGCATTGACGTAGCGGGCAAAGGCAATCTGCTCCGCAGGAGGTTTCGTGCCTTCAGGTGGGATGTAGGGCTGCGCAAAAGGATCAACATAAATTCCCTTCAAGAACCGCACCCGTACAACATCATATCACACATGATCAACCTCCTTCATCACCAATAGCTCAACAGCTCTAGCGAAGCATAGAAGATTCTCGCCAAAGTAGGTCAACGTAGTAGATGGTAGGCACCTCGCGGTGCCGTTACCCATATCAGTAAGTTTACTCGGTCCGTAAAGGCCAAAGAACGCCTTCTCTTTAGCGATCTGTAAAATCTGTTCATCGGTTAGCATGCGTTACCTCTTTCACCCAATTCTTCAAAACCAACCAATCATACTCACCGCCGTCGAAGCACATAGAGAACCCGCCGGAGAGGCGTATCGCCTCGGACTGATGCACCTGATGTGCTGACATGCCTCGATCTTTCTGCCCTCGCCGACCCGGTGCCTTGACCTCGATGGCGAAGAGCCGCCCCTTATAGTGCCCGATGACGTCGGCGATACCGGAGACTCCTGTGCCCATAGGCACAGGCATGAAGTACCAACCGTGATGCGCCGGCGTAGCAAGTGCTGCCTTTGCTGCCGGGACGCAGCCTATCATTTCGAGGTACGAGCGAAGCTCTTTCTTAACCTTGTTCTCTGGGGTCATTCTGGCACCCTCACGAGCTCTGCGAGCTGCACCCTAATCTGCCTCGCCCTGTCCGTCTGCCTATTCTGGTGTACGTCCTTGTACTCACGCAGGTTCTTTATAATCGGCGGAGGGGTACAGTGGCACCTAGCGCACTTGTGAAACTTCTCAGCGACATTCTTATTATGTACATGTGCAATCAGGGCGATTCCGAAGTAAAGAACAGTGCCCCACATCACTGCGAGAGTGGCCCGCCGCGCAAATACCTCAATCATAAAAGAACCCCCAAACAGCGGCGTACCTCGTTCTCGTACTCAGGTAGCCCTTCGTAATTCTGAATCATCCAGGAGAACCGGTTGAAGTCGTCAAGCTCCGTCTCCGAAGGATGCTTAGAGGCCGAATGGCCTCGTACCGCCCGTATCAGCGTGCCGCCCAGATCCTCGATCATCTCGGCCTCGTCCTTGAACCGTACGTCATCGATGACTATGAGCCCCTCGGTGCTCTGCACCCTCTCCTGCAACTTTTTCGTCCAGTACGCCTCGTCCTGCGCTCTCCGGTACTCAGTGCCCCAGAGCTGCATCAGGGGCCGGTAGGACAGCGTGAGGAACTTGCCACAGGGCGAGAGCCCCATGTGGTGCAGGAAGATTGCGGAGAATTCATGTGTAGTTAGATGCTCCCACTCAATATGCTCCACGATGAACGTCTCTTCTTTATCAGCGGCTACGCCGTACAGATGCCGTGGCTCAAAGGCCACGTTGAGCTTCGTGAGAAACTCTGCGACTTCCTCTTTCAAGGAAGAAGCGAATGAGAGCTTCGTCGCTCCGAACTCTTTGACTGCGAGGTCTGCGAAGGTCGTTTTTCCGGATGCACTCTTGCCTGAAATCCCGAGTATTTTTTTACTCACGCAGCCACCCCTTGATATTTCCGGATCTCCCGCCCGATGGACGGAGACTCCTTGATGGACATGAACGTATCATATGATACGTTGTGATAGACGTACTCAGCCCCTGTTTTGAACCGGACCATCATTACCTCTGAATCGGCCTCGTACCCCAAGGCCGACACTGCACTTGATTCAACGGCTTCCATTTCCATGTTTCAGCTCCTTTTTTGTTAAATTAATTTAACGCCCGCAATGTGGGCAAGCAGTATTAGGGCACCACTGACGGCAGAGACCCGACTTCCTCGCCGGGAAGTTACCTGACTCCCACATCGCCTGTACTCTCTCGATCATGCTCCGCGTCTCAAGGAAGATCTCTTTAACCTCTGCCCGTTTCACAGTCGGTATGCTCTGCACCGGCTCTGCATATTTATACCAGATATTCGCCGCGTTGAACTCCTGCACTTCGGGGTAGTAGAGGGCGAGGAAGAGAATCATCAGACGGAGCTGCTGTGGGTTATCCTTCCGCTTCCCAGTCTTCCTGTCCCATATGTTGGCAGTCTCTCCACGAATGAGCGCGATGTCAGCAGCACCCCGGCCCCAAGCATCGGAGTCGAAGTACCCGGTAGTCTTCCACTTATCATTGACGCACATCTTCTTCTCAACGAGGAGCACCCCGCCGGACTTTGCCGCAGCATTGAGAATGAGATCATCAAACTTCCTCGCCCTTGGCTCCTCCTTGTCGAGGATCGCCGCAGTTGCTGCGGTGGGGTTCAGCAGGTAGTTCTCGCCTGCCTTATGCACTCGGTTCCCTGCACGAGTCGCTTCAGTCTCCTGATACGAGGTTGTCTTGAAATACCGTGCGGCGGCAGCCTGACAGGCACAAGTGTTGAGGAACTGGTCGAGAGCTGTGTGGCTCCAGGTGAATCTGGGCGGGGTGAACTGCACCTTTGTCGCGATGATAATAGCATCTTCAACCACATCAGTTCCTAAAATATTCACATCACCCTCCTTGGGCGGTCGATTAAGATGCTTCGTTGTCTGGAAGTAACTCATTACTGCAGGCGGCACGACTCCCGGCTCTTTGGAAGCGAATTGAACCTCCTTCTGCCAGTATAGCCAGCTAACCACGGCGTTGTCGTCCATGTGCCGCCGGTCCGGGCCACCGATCATTACCCCTTGTCGTGTGATGACACCTTCTTTCGCGGTGAAGAGCTGTGGATATGTAAGTTGGTGGGCTAGAAGCATGGTTTGCCCCCGAGACCGCAATATCCACTTCCTCTTGGCCCTGAGCCTTGATCACGCCACATCATACACCGAGAACCTATGCATACATTGTAGCACTCATTAGCACCCATTTTAAAGGTGTGATTGGCACCGTTCTCGGCGCGTACCACTGGGCACCATTTTTGCCGTGCCTCTTGCTCAGTCATATCATCCCCTTCTTCTCAGGCCGGTCCAGCGCCTGAACGCGCTTCCTCGCCTCACGCTGCCGGCGCCGCGCGGCATCAATCTCTTCGTCAACTTGGAGCAGGGTCTTCTTGGGTCTGGGCGATGCAAAAACGCCCATTACTGTCTTGTTCAGGATTAAATCTCGTCTCTCATTGGTCAGTCGCATGCTGGAACCTCCTTAGCTATTTGTAAAGAGCTTAACACATAATCTTTGTTTGTCAAGAATTTTATTTTCGTACGTCTCTTTTTGTGCATAGTAGGCGCACCCACAGATTGAACAAATTTCCCACATCAAGCGTATAATTTTCTCAATTCTTCGAACCCAGGATCTCCAGGCGTGTAACGACGGCACGGCGCCGGAGGCGTGAGGTCAACTGCGCCTCGTAGGAGGCTCATCTTTTGCGAACTCATCAAGCCATTCAACGCCGGACAATGTATCCCGAGCATACCCTGAAAGTCGTTTCATCCCAAAGTTTCCAGATGTTTGAGTTTCGGCATCGCTTGCAATGGCTTGCAAACCGATCTGGAAGTTGGTGCATCTGATTTCCAACTCCTTACACCTCGCTTCTACCGCCTCATCGCTACGGCAATAGGTGCGGCCTGAGAGTTGGAGTTTAAGGGCGGATATTTCTGATTGAAGCCGCTTAATTTCATTATCAGCCCACACTATCGCCCTGTCGTCTGAAAAATCATTAAATGATTCGATTTGTTCTTTTGCAATTTTAACCAGTTTATCAAATATCTCCTTCATTCTGGTTCCCTTTCTAATGCGGATTTGGCAATCTTCCAACATTCATGCCCCATGCCACTATCGCGCGGTTCAGTGATTAATTTGATCTTTATCAGGCCGTCTTTCAGCCGCTCTATCTCATTATGATCGTCGTCAGCCTCCTCGATCAATTCCTTGATCTTGTTATTCAGCCGATCTATTTCCGCTTTTGACTCGCGAATTTCAGGGCATTTATATCGCCTGTCGAAACCATCCATATCAGAACACGAGGCTCTTATAATTTCCTTTAGTGCTACGATTTCCGCTTTGGCTTCGTTGCGCTCTTGTTCTAGTCCGGCTATTGTTTGATAAACTTCTAAAGATATCACAGAATTGCAATTGAAACAGTAATAATATCCACCACTATTTCGATCTAATAGATTCCATTTGTGGTCACATTTGTAGCTCATTCTGGTTTCCTCCTCGGAGGCATCAGTCTCCCTGCTCTCGTCTTCTTCTCTCATTTGTCCATCGTCTCCTTCCGAGTCCGACTTGTCTTATACGACGTCTCACGTTCAGCGTAGATACTTGTTCTCGGGAACGCCTGATCTTTCACCTTCTCAATTGGCGTTACCCGCTTCGAGATCTCTGCGAAATCAGGATGCTCTGGGGTTATGTGTTTGATCATTTGCTGTAGTTCCGGGCGAAGCCCCCCTCGGAACCCAGAGGCAGGTCAGGAGCCCATACTGGTGGTGTAGCCATAACCACCCCCATGAAGGAGTAGCACTCCTCTGCCCGTTCTTCTGGAACGACACAGACAATCTCATCGTGGGTCATGGTAGCGACATGATACCGGGCGCCGATCTTCAGCATGTGCTCCGCGATGATGTCCCTGGATAGCCTCTGGACGATGTTCTCGCAGCAGAGACCCCCATACATTTTACCCCGTTCCCCCTTCCTACGATTCTTCAGGATGGAGTACTCCTTGCGCCGGCCCTCGGCCTTGCACTCAAGCTCGGTGTATCTCAGGAGCATACCCGACGGCAGCTTGAGTCCTTCCCGGCAAGTCTCTACTACTCCGAACCGACCAAACTTGAACGACTCCCCTCGGAGTATGTACTCAAAGCTCTCCTGGCAGGTCTGCCAGAAACGGGGGATCATCGGCTTATTGTCTCTGAACGCTCGGATAATTGCCTCAGTACAGGCACAATGGAGTGCATGGGCGGCGAGATCCCCACCGGGGGGTAATGTCTCTTGTACGTACCCGGCGAAGCGGTGGAGGAACCCTTGAAGGTTCACTCCGAGTGGGGTGGCGATGTCTTCCCCGAGGATTCTTCCTGAGTCTCCAAGCATCCCGATGCGGAGCATGGACTGCAGCTTTTTCCACGACATCTGGTATCCGCAACCGAGAACCACAACTTTTCCGAGGAAGCGTTCACTTGCATCTTTCTTGGTTATTACCCGCCCCGAGATCGACTTGAACATGTCACAGTATACGTCCTCCCCGCGTCGGAAAGTCTCGACAACATCCTCCTGCCCCGAGAGCCAGGCAAGTACCCTCGCTTCGATTGCTGAGAGGTCGCGCACCACTATGACATGCCCTTCAGGAGCCTCAATGGATTCCCGGAGCTTACTACCACGCACGAGGTTTTGTGGGTTCATCTTATCACCGCCGCTCCAACGGAGCGTGTGGGCACCAGCATAGTTTAAGTACACCGGCCATGGCCCCCGCTCCGCGATACCGAGGAACCTTTCGGTCCTGGTGCTCTTGATGGTAGACTTCACCCCCATCCTGGCCTCTACGAGTGCCCTGACCGTGGGGTCATCATGCTCCAGCATCCGTTTAAACTCTTCGTCGCTCTTCCCGAAGGCGTAGGCCCAAACATCAGAGACGTGCGGAACCCCTTCGCGCTCCAAGTACTCCGCTTTTTCTTTTTTGGTCAACGTGGGGATGATGCCAATAGGTGCCTCTCCTGCGGTCTCCGCATGCACCTTGCCGTTCTTTATAGCGGCGGGGCTGATCTTCTTTGGTGGATCAATGCCTATGGACATGAGGATGTTGGCAAACTTAGGGTTTGAAGCAAGCGCATCCTTGTCGTGCGCCACTCGCTCCATAAGCAGCCTCTTAGTCTCTATCTCATCCTGCTTCGCTTCTTCCAGCAGATCCACGTTTAGCCTGAGAATCGGGTCTGTGAACATCTTCACTGTCATGTCGATGAGGCGCATCTCGGAGACGGGGAACTTCGGCTTCAGGATATTAAAGATGCGCCAAGTGAGATCACAGTCCAGTTTGCAGTATGCCGCGCAGGAGGCGTATTCTTGTGGTGTGAAGGAGGTAAGTCCTTTCGTGTTCACAATGTCATAGCCATTGCCCTTGGCCGGCAGCCCTAAAACTTTGGTCTGGTTCATAAGCGAGGCACTCTCCGCCGGGTAAAGGTGCCGAAACATTGAGAGCGTGTCAAAGAAGAACGCAGGATGAACGTCGTAGCCGTGGGAGAGGATCAGGCCGTCGAAGTGTGCGTGCTGGCAGAGTACGGCGGTATCTGCCCAATCAATCTTGTTAAAGATCTCCTGTATCCTGTTGGCAGGGAGGATCACCGTCTCGGCATCTCCGTTCTTCACACCTACAAGATGAGTCTTGAACCTGGCGTCTCTTACGTACGCCTCGGTCGTCATCTTGGACAGGGTGAAGTCAATATCCCAAAACGTTTCGAAGTCGATAGTTAGAATCTTCACTTCTGCAGCTCCGTAGGATCGATGCGGGGCGTCATCCCCGTCTCTCGAAGATCGATGAGCTCATCCAGGCACATCTGGGCCATAAGTAACGTAGTTGCATCGCAACCGGGTACGAGGTGGGTTCTCAGCCCCACCAGCTCAGGGTTCCTCTTCTCGTTCTCGCCCTTTGCCTGGACCTTGGTCATCAGGTCCTTTGCGATCTGCACCGCTTCGAGAGCCTGGGCACCCAAGAAGCCGCACGTCTCACCGAGCATGGTGTAAGTATTGAGCCCTGCCTCTTTGAGTGCTGAGTCACACATGGTTACCACATCTTGCTGCCTATTGGATAAGTTCATTTATATTTACCCCCTGCGCTCTTTCTTCATCTGTGATTTCAGCTTCGTCTAAGTCACCCCTGAGATCGGAGCAGTCACCACTGAGACCGGAGCAGTTACCACTGAGATCGGAGCAGTCACCACTGAGACCGGAGCAGTTACCACTGAGACCGGAGCAGTTACCCCTGAGACCGGAGCAGTTACCCCTGAGACCGGAGCAGTTACCCCTGAGACCGGAGCAGTTACCCCTGAGACCGGAGCAGTTACCCCTGAGATCGGAGCAGTCACCCCTGAGACCGGAGCAGTCACCCCTGAGACCGGAGCAGTCACCCCTGAGACCGGAGCAGTTACCACTGAGATCGGAGCAGTCACCCCTGAGACCGGAGCAGTCACCCCTGAGACCGGAGCAGTCACCCCTGAGATCGGAGCAGTCACCACTGAGACCGGAGCAGTCACCACTGAGACCGGAGCAGTTACCCCTGAGATCGGAGCAGTCACCCCTGAGATCGGAGCAGTCACCCCTGAGATCGGAGCAGTCACCCCTGAGACCGGAGCAGTTACCACTGAGATCGGAGACGTTACCCCTGAGATCGGAGCAGTTACCCCTGAGATCGGAGCAGTCACCACTGAGACCGGAGCAGTTACCACTGAGATCGGAGCAGTCACCACTGAGACCGGAGCAGTCACCACTGAGACCGGAGCAGTTACCACTGAGACCGGAGCAGTTACCCCTGAGACCGGAGCAGTTACCCCTGAGACCGGAGCAGTTACCCCTGAGATCGGAGCAGTCAC